GTTATATAATAATCAATAATTTGGTTTTTTGTTATATTTTTTATAAGAATTTTACAAAGAAAAAAAAGTTGGTAAGATTTAAAAATGAAAAAACAAAAATTATCAGAAAATCCTGTAAAATACTTTGGAGACTTTTTTCTCCTAAAATTTCCTTTAATAAAAATCAAGAATTGTTATATAATAATCAATAATTGTTGTTTATTATATGCTTTATTCATATATTTACCATGCTATTCTTCAAAGAATGACACACATGAATCAATAATGTTTGTAAACAGTGAAATATCGGCATCTTCAGGTAAAATAAAGCGGTCCCTGTTAGCACATTCACGGTATTTTTCAAGTTTTTTTATCACGCTTGCTTCTATGATATTCATGGTGTGTTCATCCGTACATTTTTTGTGATATACAACTTCATGTTCGGTAGTTTTATTGTAAGTACTCAAACGATTTGTTAAATTTCGTGCTTTACCCACTATGTAATTCCGTCGTAATTTGTTATCTTCTGTTGTAATTATATAAATTACATTGTTATCCAAAAAATGATATCTTTTTTGTTTTTTAAGGTAAGTTTTTTCTAGTTGTTCAATACGTTTTTTATTTTTCTCTAATTCGATTGTTGTTCCGGGTTCTTGTATTTCTATCGTATTTGCTTCTAAAATAGGTGGTTCTACTTTCACAAGTGGTGTAATTTGTAACTGTAATTCATTCAATTTTTCTAAAATGATAGGCGAAATAATATCTGTGTTTGTGATGGTTATAATAGGTTTATTTTTTGTATGTGTTTTTTTATGTTTCCATAACCCAGAACGTGTGGCGAAATTTTTATTACAAGTTGTACATTTAAGATGTGTATCTTCAGTATTTTTTTGATCACACTCTAATACTTGTATATTTTCATTTTGTCCAGATACATCGTTAGAAAGTGGATTTTTTAATTTATTCAAATATTGTAATATAATTGGTATAACATCAGAATGAATATTTTCGTTTGAATTATTTGTAACAAGCGTGTTATCAGTAGGAATACATTCCTTATTATGCTTCCGTAATACGGAATAAGACGTGAATTTTTTACCACATGAACAAGAAAACAGAGAACTTCGTTCTATTGATTCAGACTTATATTCATTGTATTGATTATCAATTACGTTTTCATTTTTAACCAATTCGATATGACGTTTTGATTGTAGGTGTTTCTCAAACACTTGTTTGTAAACGGTGGAATAATTACAGCATACACAGTTACGAATCATGTTTACTAAATAGTAATATATTATCTTTATATAATTATTTAATAATAGTGTTTCCTTGGAAACACAAATTACGTTAGTCAAAGAATGACACACATGAATCAATAATGTTTGTAAACAGTGAAATATCGGCATCTTCAGGTAAAATAAAGCGGTCTCTGTTAGCACATTCACGGTATTTTTCCAGTTTTTTCATTACCATGGCTTCAATAATATTCATGGTTTGTTCATCCGTACATTTTTTGTGATATACAACTTCATGTTCGGCAGTTTTATTGTAAGTACTCAAACGATTGGTTAAATTTCGTGCTTTACCCACAATATAATTTCGTCGTAATTTGTTATCTTCTGTGGTAACAATGTATATGACATTGCTGTCCTCAAAATGGTGTCTTTTTTGTTTTTTTAGGTACGTTTTTTCTAGTAATTTGACGCGTTTTTTATTGTTCTCCAGTTCAATTTCGGTAGCGACGGAAACTTCTTGGGTTTGAATAGAATTTTGTATAAATGGAACAAGATGATTTTGTAATTCATGTATTTTTTCTAACATAATTGACTCGATTGTTTCAATTTTATTTTCAACTTTGGGTATACATTCTTTTTTATGCTTCCATAATGCGGAATATGATTTATATTTTTTATCACAATAATTACATATGTTATATTTTTTATCATTATTGTTAGTATATTGTATAAGTTCATTGTGTCGTTTAGATAGTAAGTGTGTATTATATACTTGTTTATACCCTGTAGAAAAGTTACAACATTCACATTTATGAACAACCATATTATTCTAAATAATTATATATAAATATGTTTATATTATTTTAGAATATTCATTTTTATTATTCAGGATGGAGAGGGCAACGGTTTCCCTGTAAAAATTGAATCTCAAAAAAGAAAAATAAAAATAGCGCACCAAAGTAACATAACCAATTATTGTAACAACGAATCACAATGGATCTCACGCAAAGCAAACTCACGAAAATAGAATGGATGAATGCGGAAATTCCCGTAAGCGATTCCGAAAAGAACATCCTGAAGCTGATCATAGATGGTTATCACAACATCAATGTGAGAACCAACCTGAATCAGTCTCTCTTCCAACATTTGAAAGTGGACAATACACCAGAGAACGAGGCATTCCTCTACAAAAAATATTTCGAGAAAATCATTACCCAAATGAACGAAAAATACCAGAAAAAAATACCCAATCTTCCAAAATTCACAGCTTCGGAATTGGTCACCAAATCCCCCAAGAAGGTCGATGTAATCCGCATCGAGCACATGGACAAGACACTGGAGCAGAAGCGCCCCGAAATCTTCGAGTTCATTCTCCTAGACTTTTGTACGACAATTCTCCAAGCCTTTGCGGAACAAACCAACAAGCACGCGCTGGCATTTTACACACTCTTACAACTAAAAAAAGCGTCGATACCCCATACAAATCAATACGTAAATCAATATGTAGAAAAAATCGTCCAGTATGCCCGCACTCACCTGTCCATACGCGATGTCATTCACCAAGCCCACGAATTTATCGAGAAAAATCCCCATCTCCTGAAATACGAGGACATGATGTTGTTCCAGCATCAGAAGCAACTGTTTACCATCATGAAGCAGACCCCAGAAACCCCAAAATTGGTTCTCTACATAGCTCCGACGGGAACGGGGAAGACACTGTCCCCCCTCGGTCTCTCCGAAGAGTATCGAGTTATTTTCATTTGTGTGGCGCGCCATGTGGGGCTTGCCCTGGCAAAATCAGCTATTTCGATGAATAAAAAGATTGCGTTTGCGTTTGGTTGTGAAACGGCCTCCGACATCCGTCTCCACTATTTTGCCGCGGCCAATTATACGTTGAACAAACGTTCAGGCGCTATTGGCAAAGTAGACAACAGTGTAGGCCACAAGGTTGAAATCATGATTTGTGATGTCCAATCCTATTTGACTGCCATGCATTATATGTTGGCCTTCAACGAAGAATCCAAAATTGTAACGTATTGGGACGAGCCCACCATCACCATGGATTATCCCGAACACGAGCTTCACCAAAAAATCCACGAAAACTGGGCCAACAACAAGATTTCCAAGGTGGTGCTATCGTGTGCGACGCTGCCCAAAGAGCAGGAAATCGAGGATACATTGGCCGATTTCAAAACCCGATTCGGAGAGGGCACCGAAGGTGCCCAACGAGACCAATACACGACACCGGAAATCTATTCCATTGAAAGTTATGATTGTAAGAAATCCATCGGTATTTTGAACAAGGATGGACGCTGTATTCTTCCGCACACCATTCCCGAATTCGCGGACTACGACAAACTCATGGTGTCCATCGAACACTGCGAACAGAACAAGACACTGCTACGGTATTTTGATTTAACCGAAATCATCCGTTATTTGTCGGAAATACATCGCAAACCCAATTGGTTAGCAGAAAGATATTACATGGACAGTTATTTCACCGATATTTCGGAAATTACCATGAATTCATTGAAACTGTATTACTTGGAAACATTCCGGCATCTCAATCGCAATCATTGGCCGCAAATTCACGCAGCACTTCTCCATACACAAAAGCCCAAATTTACGCCGATTACGCCTTCGACTCTTGTGAAAGGTGGTGGTGGCATTCATCGCACACAGAGCGTTCAAATACCTCCTAGCAAACATACTGAGGCGATTGCCAAGGTTCACAGCTTTTCCCTACCTACTTGTTCCAACCCAATACCACCAGTAGCAAACGCAGGTTCAGGAATTTTGTTGACAACATCGGATGCTCACACCTTGACAGATGGCCCCACCATTTTCCTGGCAGAGGATGTAGAGAAAATCGGAAAATTCTACATTCAGTCGTCGAAAATCCCCCCCGCGGTTTTCGAGAGAATCATGAGCAAAATCGATCATAACAACGATGTTCAAAAGAAGATGGATCAACTACAGCAGCAGTTAGAGGACAAGATGGGTACGAACAAGGAGGACGCAGCGCCAAGAGCCGACAAATCAGCGTGTAAAAAAGACCGCAAGGATGAGCGTAAAGAAGAGCAGAATTACGAGATCCGCAGTTTAAATCAGCAAATAGACACATTACGAAGTCAAATTATGCCCGTTAATTTGGACAATGTGTACGTGCCAAACACACCTACACATCAGCAGTTTTGGACGAATACCGTCCATAATAACGCATTTGCGCCGAACATTTCGGACACAGTCGTCAAGGAAATCATGGAATTGGATGTAGAGAACAACATGAAAATTTTGTTGTTGTTGGGTATTGGCATGTTTACGAATAGTCCTCATCCGGGATACATGGAGGTCATGAAGAGAATGGCCTATGAACAGAAACTTTATCTTATCTTGGCGTCCTCGGATTACATTTACGGTACCAATTATGCGTTTTGTCACGGGTTCATCGGAAAAGACCTTACCAACATGACGCAACAGAAAATTATCCAGGCCATGGGGCGCGTGGGCCGCAACAAGATTCAACAGGAATATACGGTGAGATTTCGCGAAGATGAAATCATGATGAAGTTGTTTCTACCCCAGGAGGAGAACTTGGAGGCGATCAACATGAATAAATTATTTTACGGGGGACCAAGGTCCCCCCGTACGCCCCCTCCTGTCCTGTAGAACAGTGAGAATACACATATTGTAAAACAATGAGAGTTTACGTGTTTTCATGCCCCCAAAGGGGGCATTTCTTGGCGGAGGAGCGTACGAGGAACCCGCAGGGTTCCTGTAATTATTTGGAACGGTAAGGAATGTTGTAAGGATTTCCGGACAAGGCCGACAAAATATTGGGGTTGGTTCTGTCCAATTGAATCCCCGAATCCAACTGGGTAGGTTGTTTTTGTATCTCACCAAAATTGTACAATGAACCAATGTTCTTAGGACCATCCGGACCCAAAGGACGCGTATTTTTTAACATATCATCCTTGGCACGCGCAGACATGCTAATATCTCCAGAATAAATGGACATGCTACCCGGAACCATGCGACCATCAATGGTGGACGACTTAAGATCATTGTTACGTTGATTGTATTCGGCCGCTTGTGATGTGGGCATGCGATTGCGTACGCCGGCACTCGAAACACCCGTATATGCCACATTCGTTGTATCACGCGCTTGTGCCAGTAATTGTTGAGGAGTAATGTCGTAGGCACCTCCGCGTTGACCCGCATTAATATTGCTATAAATACCATCACTGCGTGTCAAGTCGCGGATAGTTGGCGCAGGACGGTCTTCCGGATTAAACATGTAGGAGGCTTCCACGCGCGATTTCGGGTTCTGATAAGGGCGTAATGTTCCAATGGCGTTTTCTTTGCGTGAAGGACGAAGAGCGTCCAAGAGGGGCGCAACGGCAGCCCCGAAGGCACCGCCAATGGCGCCAAAATAATCATCACGACGGGTCGTAGAACGCTGATTCGGGTAAGCGCGCATTCCGTTCGCACCGAAATCGTAGGTAGACGCGCTACCTTTACCCACAGCACCAGCCGTGCCGACAGGTTTCGTACCCAGCTGAATACGGTGAGTAGGCATGTATTCACCTTCGACCAAATTCGCATCAGCGCGTTGTGACCGAGCGACACCCGCATAAGAACTGGTGGTATCAGTACGAGTAGTGTGGCGATCAATCTGTTCCGGACGTATCGAATTACCCTTGACCGCACCCGTCGTCGTCAAATAACGGTCTTGGCCCATTTCAAAGGCTGTATCAGGCCGATGTTTTTCTTGTACACCCAATTCACCACGAGCAGTGACATTGTGGATTGCCGGACCTTCGTATCCTAAAATCATGTTGCCGCCCGCCTTGGGGTTCGTCAACACACGCAGTTGATCCACATTTTTCTCAGACCACAAATCACGTGCCAACATACCGGAATTGTATCCACCCGATCCTTCATTTCCGTAACCCAATCCAATACCAGGTGCTACGCGTTCTTCTTCAAAGGGTTTCACATTGGCCATGCGCTGACTGGGGTTTACACGGGAACGCATGAAATCTGTGGTGTTTGGGGCACCATTGGCCCACTGATAATTCTCACCAGGAGCAAACAAAGGCGCCTGTTCTTTTTTGAGGATAGTTTGCGACCCCGTTCCCACATAATTGTCTAAAACGGATTCATTCACATTGGCATCGACGTTTCTAGAACGGATGTTGCCTCCAAAGAAAGGCACCATGTTACTGTGACGGAAATAATCCTGATTGACTTGTTCTCCCGAAAGAGAGGTGTACGTCGAGGCAGAACGCCCGATCGTTTGATCATTCAAAGGGGCGTAAGACGCTACCACAGCCCCATTTTTTTCAGGGTTGAAGTATTTGTCGGTGTAGGCGGAATCACCGTCGTATTTATTCACAGTAGACAATTTGGAAGTAAGATCTTTGATGGGGTCTCCGATTGGATATTGTGTGGGGTAATTGCGGTCAGGAACATCGGTATTGGGTAAATCGGTACCGCTATTGACGCCCCAACCATTTCGACGATTTTTGTTGGTTTGGAAATTTTCGGTAGTATTGGACTGGATCTTTTTTTTGGATTGATTCGAAGCTACAAATAATCCGCCAATAGCTAATAAGGGTATGGCGATTTCCATGTTTTTAATTAAATTTAATATATAGTATAATAATAATATATTAAAGTATATTACGTTACGGGAACATACGGTTTTTGATTATTTTTCCTTAGCGACAGCGGATAAAAAACTCCTAACTCCGTAGCAAGGTTGCTTGCGGAGGCATGTTCAATATGGAATACCCAATGTAATCTTGGTTCATCGTACATGTCGTTCCTGATATCGTGTGGATACTTCATTGGGAAAGGGTATCATCACATGTTCTTGAACTTTGTGAAACGACATGCCCCATCGATTTTGTTCTAAATCCCTAAACATCCAAGCGGGATGTGTAGCCCGTGATTCATTTACCACCGCGTTCTCCATCACAGGAAAAACGCTGGCCACAGAAATCGGCATTTTGGATTTGTAATCCACCACATCATGTGTCAATCGTCGATCAATGCCCAACAAATCGGAATTCAAATCCACCGTATTGGTGCGCATATTCGCACCCCATTGCTGTAAGCGAATATGTGGGTCTTCAAAAAACGGCACGGCACAACCGGGACCGGGCATCTCCAATCGGTAACGCCCAACCCCCGTAGATTCTTGTAATTGTTTTTGTATTCTTACTGGGTCGTCATGAAATCGTGTAAATGCCATATTTTTGAAAAATATACTTTTATAATGTAATCATATAAAAAATATAAAGATTACAAAAGATTTATGATAGAAAACACCACAAAATATGAAGGTACCAAGGATATGTCTAAACATGATTGTGAAAAACGAATCGAAAATCATTCACCGGCTTTTGACATCGGTTCTCCCCATAATTGATTGTTATTGTATTTGTGATACAGGCAGCACGGACGAAACAATCCACATAATCGAGACGTTTTTTAAAGAACACAATATCCCTGGAAAAATCGTACGGGAACCTTTTCGTGATTTCGGGTACAATCGCACATTTGCCCTTCGCGAATGTGATAAAATGGAGAACATTGATTATATATTGTTGATGGACGCGGACATGGTTCTCCAACATCCCCTTATCGAAAAGCGGTGTAAGGATTCCGAGGGAACGCTCACAATTATTGAGAACCGAGAAATATGGTCATCAACCGTAAAACAAAAATTATGGGATCACGCCGCACATCATGTGTTCCAAGGATCCGACAAATTCTATTACAAAAATGTTCGATTTGTGAAACACCGCAGCGGAATGACCTATTGGGGAGTTACACACGAATATGTCAAGGTTCCCGAAGGAACCACATATGGTCATTTCGAACGCGACGATCTTTTCATTGTGGATGTGGGGGACGGCGGGAGCAAAGATGACAAATTTGAACGTGATGTAAAATTATTGACCGACGCACTCAAAAAAGAACCCAACAATGATCGTTATACCTTTTATCTGGCCAACAGTTTGCGTGACGGGGGGAGAACCCAAGAAGCCATTGAATTATACAAAAAACGCATCAAAATCGGCGGGTGGATCGAGGAAATTTGGCACAGCTGGTACAGTATGGGAGATTGTTACAAGAATATTGGAAATCCTGACATGGCGATTCACGCTTGGCTCGAAGCCTATCAGGTTTTCCCGGATCGTGTGGAGAACCTATTCAAAATAACTCAATTGTACCGTGAACAAGGCAAAAACCAGTTGGCGTACCAATTTTTCAGGATGGCAGACACAATTAGAGAGCGTATTCCGCCAAAAGATTTCCTCTTTATGGAACGCGACGTGTATGATTTCAAATTGGACTATGAACTGACCGTTATCGGATATTATTGTAATTTGGACCGGTATGACCTCCCAAAAATGTGTGTTCAAGTCATGTGTCATCCTGGGCTGGACGAATGGCTGGCTCGTAATATTCTCAGCAATTACAAGTTTTATGCGCCCAAACTCCTCAATATCGGTGGTAAGGAATTATTGGATGTTCTCGATGACGCCATCGACATGTCATTGGATTCCACATTTAATTCGAGTACTCCATCCATGGTTCTCCACAAAGGCGCGCCTATTGTCAATGTGAGACATGTGAATTATTACATTGACGATGCGGGAGGGTACGTTCAGCGCGACAAGGTAGAGACCATCAATCTTATCCGTACGGAGCGAGAACCAGGTATTTCAGAAACATACCGTTTCCAGCACGACACAGTATTTGACAACATGTATGTGGGTCTCGAAGACGTCCGGCTTTTTTCGTATCAGGACAAAATACTGTATACGGCCAACCGCGGATTAGGTTACAGTACATTTGTGATAGAATTCGGAGAACTCAACGTTTCCGACAAAGACCCGGGTAGTACGGTTTCATCGGTACTACTGAACCGGCCCGATCAACAAGCGATTGAGAAAAACTGGGTATTATTTGCGGGAGACCAAGGTTCCCTACAATGCGTATATAAATGGTATCCACTCATCATCGGTGATATAGACCCAATTACGGGTACATTCACCGACACCCACACCATTCCGACACCCCCCTGTTTCCAATTTTTCCGTGGATCAACACACGGTATCAACATCGGTGACGAAATATGGTTTATTTGTCATTTAGTGTCTTACGAGGATCGCAGGTATTATTATCATGTAGTAGTGGCGCTCGATGCCAGAACCTATCAATTACGCAGGTTCTCCCGATTCTTCACATTTGAGGGAGAAAAGGTGGAATACACACTGGGGTTTATTTACATGAAAGAATCCGAATTGTTTCGAATCGGATATTCTACGATGGATCGTACCACCAAATTCATGGAGATTACGAAATCGGATTTGGAGAACCTATTTTTACAAAAAACAGATATTCCCATAATCCCCCACAAAATTGAATATAAATAAATATAAACATATATAATATTATTTATCCAAAAAGCATATCATGAATTTAATAACCAAATTTTGTAGTTTGATTCGACGGAAACATATTGCTCCAATGGAAAACGACCAATCATCTGTAGATATTTCAAACGATATTACTACATATATAAGGTGTTTATTTCACGATTTCAGAGGGCCCTTGAACAATATATCCATGGCCGTAGATGTGTTATTGGGTTCCACTGACAAAAAATCACAAGACTATGAAACTTTAAAAATTATCAAAGATTCCTGTTTGTTTATGAGCGAATCCTTGGACGGGTTTTTAAATTTACAAAACCTACAAAATACATCGGATTTGATCGTGTTAAAATATGAACCATTTCATATTGTTGGATTAATAAAAAAAGTACAATATATTTTGATGTTTAATATCATCGATAAAAAAATCGAAATACAATACAATATCAAACCTTTACATGAGTGGGTGATAGGAGATCATAAACATATACAACATGTATTAGTGAATTTGTTGTCGAATGCGGTAAAATTCTCCAAAAATAATTCCAAAATTATGATTAAACTCGAATCAAAACCGATTGTTAACAAGAAACAACCAATTACCATTAGTGTAATGGATGAAAATACTTGGATAGCCCCTGAAATAAAAGCGAGATTATTTCAAAAATATGTTACGTCAGATAGTGATCGTGGAACAGGACTGGGTCTGTATATTTGTAAAAAAATAATTGAGCAACATGGAGGCACCATTGTTCACGAAAATTACAGTGGAAGAAGTGGAAACGATATTCAGAGATTTACGTCAGTAGAAATAACGGGTAATTTGTTTAAGATTGAATTAGAATTGGAGGTATGCGCGTCTGGTTCGGATAGTATATTAAGTGAAAAAAAACCGCCTATTTCGCGAAAAGCAGATTCGATTAATTCAACGGGAAAAAAAATATTGGATACTTTTGTGAATAAAAAAACAAATAGCGCGATGTTATTACAAGAAAACGATGCGCAAAAATATAATATGTTACATTTTACAGAAAGTTCTCGTCATTTGATTTTGGATAACTCAGAACCATCCGATCAACACAAAAAAAAAGTTAATTTTAAAGCTGAAAATGGTGAGAAAATATTAGATTCTCAACGATTAAAGTGTGATGAAATTCGTCAAACAGAAATTGACATTAAAATCAAGGTGTTTATTGTGGATGACAGCGAATTATCTAGGAAACTCATGAAACGGTTGTTTGAACAAAATTGTGAAAACATGAAATTATATGAAGCTGAAGATGGGTTGGATGCTGTTACAAAGCTACATACTAGAATTCATGTAGTGAATCTTATATTGTTGGACAATATTATGCCCAATATGACGGGTGTTCTCTTGAGTAAAATTTTGAGGGGTATAGGGTACAAAGGATTGATATTTGGCATTACCGGGAATGGACTTGATGCGGACCGCGATGAATTTATGGAAGCGGGTGCCAATTATGTATTTACCAAGCCGTTTAACAAGGAAAAATTCGACAAAATGATGTATTTTATTCAAAATAATGGGTATGAGATTGTCCCAAATGGAAAAATAATAGAAAGCGAGTCTGGTAAATTAGGATGGAGGATTTTTCCGTAGCGAAGAAAAATCTCCTAATTTCGGAGTAAGCTTGCTTGCGGAGAAGTTTGGAAAAATTTAGAAGAATGCGGGGACCAATGTCCCACTAAGAACCTTGGTTCCCTATAAATATTTTCGTAATATACATTATATATTCTGAAAACAATAAACATGAAAATAACTCCATTTTGGTATTTTTTGTTTATTTTGGCGGTTCTGATTATTTCAATGTTATTTATGAAAAACAAGCCAATGGGTGAATCATTTATCAATTTCAATTATGAAAAACCAGAAAACACAATATATGTGATTCCGGGATATCCTAACAAAGAAAACTTGAAAATTCACGACAATGTCTACTTCGATACCAAGAATGGGGCACTTTTGGTTATTGAAGGCAAAGAACACGTTGAAGGCGCGGTTAATGAGCCAATCATTGAAAAATTGGATGTGATCAATCGCGCGGGTGATTTGAAATCATATCCTTACGTGACAACCAATATAATTGACAATAAACCCGTTTCCCCCATCCCAACTCAACCCGCTACGATGATGAATGGTTATAAATCAGTGTGTGTTACGGCAAATTCGAAAAAAGCGACCAATCTACAAGTATTATATGTTGCTTGGGGTTTAGATACATATATTCACGTTATTGATTTACAAACAAAATCGAATGTGGTGGGATATTTGTTAAATCATGGAACAAAACCCGTACAAACCAATTTCAACGCGGTATTAAACAACAGTCTCAATGTGGGAACAGACGACAAAGATACAAACAATGGAACTTATATGAAAGATATAACGTCTGGTAAAGCGTTGTATCAACTTACTTCAAATTTGTTTTTTGAACCAGTGTCAGGATGTTTAGTAACCAAAAATGCCAGTGGTACAAATATAATATATAACGATGAAGGTAAGATGGCAGACGTGTTCCCAAAGACGAAGACGGTTTCGTCTACCGCATTTAGCACACCTTGGATTACGTATGATTTGATTGGACAAAATATGATTGTTGTGGTTCCGGGTGTAAGCAAGACCATGGTTACAGTTGTCAAAAAAAATGCGGATGGACAAACCTTCAAAGTATTTGGAACAACCCGTTTCTTGCAAGATGGATCAGTCATAAAAGATGGTATTACAGAGACGTCGATTCCCAGAGATACATCGAAATTGAAGACGGTAACATTAAAACTTACGCAAGGCGCCGCTGCGGGAACTTCGCCCAGTAGCTATGGTCATGGTGCGGCATCTTCGCCCAGTAGTTATGGTCATGGTGCGGCATCTTCTGCTAGTCATGGTGCGGCTCCTTTACACAAAGGCGAAAATATGGACGATTATTTGTTGAAGACACAATTTATTCCTCCAATATGCCCCGCTTGTCCAGCCTGTCCATCCGGTGGGGGTACATGTAATTCTTGTGGTAATAACAGTCAAAACAAACAATATTCCTTATCCGATCTTCTTGGTAGTACACCTAGTGCATATTCAGGAGGTTATAGTAACTCAGCCGCGACAAATTCTAACATAAATAAGGGAACCCCAGTGGCGAATAGCCAGGTAACGAATAGCCCAGCAGCGAATTCCAAAGTAACGAATAGCCCAGTAGTAAATTCCAAAGGATATGGCATAAGTGATACGGTAGTAGGTTTGGAACAAGGTGTATTCGGTACAGCAAACAATGTGATTGGTAGTGCCGCAATGTTAGGTGAGACCGCATTGCTTGGTGCGGGTGGTTTGGCCTATGCGGCAGGAAGTGGCGCAACAAATCTTGCCAAAGGTATTGTTGGAGGGGTACAAGGAGTGGCGCAAGGTGGATATCAAGGTGTGACACAAGGTGGTGCGCAAGGTGGATCGCAAGGCGGGGCGCAAGGTGGATCGCAAGGCGGGGCGCAAGGTGGATCTCAAGGCGGGGCGCAAGGTGGGGCGCAAGGTGGATCTCAAGGTGGAGTCCAAATTGGTGCGCAAGGGACATTGGCACAATTGTCGGGTCCACAAAACCCTTATACGTACAATGGTGCTCTTTCGGAAAAACCAAGCGCAGATTTCATCCCGATCACAGCGGATTTCAGTAAGTTCGGACGATAAATTGTAGATTTTTCGCACACATTTGATGTCGGAAAAATCGTCAAAATGCGTTATTCTAAATAATATAATAAAAAATGTAAATACATCTTGTATTATATCACATGGAGACCGAGGGACCGAAAACCCATCTACCCAGCAAGGAGGATAACACAGTCACAATAAATGAAAAAATAAATAAAATTCTTGGCAGAGAAACAATAAAAGAAGAAATAAAAAACATCCTACAAAATTTCGAAAAAAATTGTAAAAACATCAATTTCAAAAAAGGTATCTACATATATGGCGCAACCGGATGCGGAAAAACAGAATTTGTAACAACACTATTGAAAGAAATGAATTATGATGTGATTAAATACGACGCCGGAGATGTGCGTAACAAATCACTGATTGACACTATTACTAGCAACAATATTTCAAATCGCAATGTTCTCCATATGATGCAACGAAAGGTCAAAAATATTGCGATTGTCATGGATGAAATTGACGGGATGAACAACGGCGACAAGGGTGGAATCACGAGCCTCATCAAACTGATTCGTCAGAAAAAAACGAAAAAACAGAAATCCGAAGATGTTACCCTGAACCCCATAATTTGTATTGGTAATTATTTCATGGACAAAAAAATAAAGGAACTCATGAAGGTATGCAATGTGTTTGAATTAAAAACACCGACAAACGATGAAATGTCGCAGATTTTGAGAGATTTTTTCCCTGAAAATATCCTAACAACGAAAAATGAAGTCCTGAGTTGTTTGGTAAGTTATATCCAAGGAGATTTACGTAAATTCTTGTTTATAAAAAAAATGTACGAAAAAAACCCCGAATTATTTCGTAAATTTTCGGAGAACCTTGAAAAAGTCCTGAAAACAAAGACAAGTATCGAGGACTCGAAGAAAATAACGAAGAACTTGTTGAATCGCCCTATTTCCATCGACGAACATAATACTTTCATGAATGAAACGGATCGTACCATTGTTGCTCTATTATGGCACGAAAATATTATTGATGCGATTTCGGAAAATACTCAAAAAGATAAATCCTTTGTTTTTTATACGAAAATATTAGACAATATGTGTTTTGCGGATTACATTGACAGGATAACGTTCCAAAATCAAATATGGCAGTTCAATGAAATGTCGTCAATGATGAAGACATTTTATAATAACAAATTGTATCACGAGACCTTTCATGATAACAACGGAAAGTTTCAGCCACAGGAAGTCCGATTTACCAAGGTTCTCACAAAATATTCGACGGAATACAACAATCAATTGTTTATTTATAACATGTGTCAGGTATTGGACATGGATAAAAAGGACATGATTGCGTTTTTCCAAGAATTACGGTTGATTTATGGGAATGATTTTTTGTCCAACCCAGAAATCGTTCAAGTGATCGAGGATATGTTTGAAAATTACAACATTAATAAGTTGGATATCAAACGTATTTACAGGTATCTAGATAAAAACGTCAAAAAAGAGCCGGAAGAAGTGGATTTTGGGGAAGACGAAGGGGAATTATAATGTGGTCCCAACCTAATCTCTATTCTGGGTTAGGTTGCCTCAACCTTACAGCCCAAAGGGCTGTTGAGGCAACCTAACTCCAGAGGTAGCTTCGCTACCGGAGGAGTTTGACAAACACTTCAGGTTCGCATTTAGAAACCGAAAAATCTACAAAACCCGTCCTTTCCTTACGATAAATTCCGGTTCTCGATTCGGATGCCTTTACTTCTGCGCAGCGAGGAGGAGTTTGTACGGATTCTGTTTTCATTGTTGATTTTATTGATTGTAATTCCGAGGTGAGTTCCATATTCCGAATCGTGAGAAATTTGTTTTCGGTGCGCAAATCTCGTTCTTTATTTTCCAAATCATGTATTTTTTCTTTATATACCACAGAATTGAACTCCTCTGCTATGGAGTTAGGTAACACAACTGTTTTAGTGGTATTCTTGGTAGCAGCAGCCTCTAATTCTTGTATTTTTGCCGCCATTTGCTTCATTTGATTTTGTAGTTGATTAATAATACCAACCGCATCGTTAATTCCAATCGCAACGGTTTGACCTCCAGGTTGTTGCATCATGATTTGCTGTCCTCCCGCTGCCGCTGCCTTATCCGCCATTTCTTTGGCCTGTTTTTCGCGCTGTACTTTGATATCGTGAATTTGTTGTAATACATCTGGTTTCATGCGAGGTTCTCCGGGAGCATAGGTACGTAGCAATTCATCAATGTCTTCGAGGAAAAATTTTTTGATGCGGGCTTCGTTAGGTGATTTGATGAACATATCGACAGTTTTGTTGGAAAGTTTGGTAAAATTGGGGTTGGGATTTTCCAAAAGGGTACGCTTATCGAATGAATTATGTTCGTGAGAAAAAACGAGGATGGTTTTGAGTGGGTCCAACTGCGCAAATGGAACGGTATATTCTTTCAAAAAAGCACGTTCTTCCGCAACCGAAGTATGATTATCGTATCTACATGTATTCAAGAGTTCTCGTCGGAAAGCAAAAGTGGCAGCGGTGGCATGGTTGGGGCCATAAGGTCCAAATTGATACATGGGATTTTTGAGATTACTTTTGATGTTTTTGAAATAGAGATATATTTCACTGGTACCAGCACATAGAGCCTGTGGATTGCGCATAAGTGTTTCAACCGCGTGTGAAATACGTTCAGGTGGATAATAATCGTCGTCGTCCATGTAAACCAAGATGGAACCGCGTGATTTGTCGTGCATCATGTTGCGTTTGGCACCCAAAGTCATTTTTTTATCCACAGTGAAATATTTGATTTGGGGAATATTGGCCTCGTCCACTAGGTCACCGATTTTGTCGGTACCATCATCAATAATGACCCATTCAATGCGGCTTTTCGGATAGGTTTGGTTGCGAAAACATTCAAACAATATGGGAATAAAGGGGCGACGATTGAAGGTGGGTGTACATACAGAGACAAGGGGTAACATCGGTTTTGATGAGGTAGATTGTGTGGTTTTATTTTTTTTTGTCATATGTTATCTCGAATAGGTAGAATAATAAAAACATTTTATACCGTTTTTACTATTTACATTATTTTTTGGAGCCAAAAAAATTACCTATTCTTGATTTTTTTAGAGTGGGGCTGGTTTTCCTGGTACTGCTACTGGTACTACTGCTGGTTTTACTGCTGCTACTGGTTTTACTGCTGCTACTGGTTTTACTGCTACTGGTACTACTGCTGCTGCTGGTTTTACTGCTACTGCTACTGGTTTTACTGCTGCTACTGGTTTTACTGCTGCTACTGGTGGAATTTCTGGTGGGGCTGGTTTTCCTGGTACTGGAACGGCAGGTTTTCCTGGAACCGATATTTTTTCAACAATTGTTTCTTTTATTGTATTTACGGTTGTCCCATTTTTATTAATTGGTTGAATAGGATAAAATACAGGTTGGTTTTGTTTTTTTGGTAATACAACAGTAGAATCATTTGATGTACCTTTAAATGCGTCAATAATTAATTTTTTAAACGCATAAATTATTGTAATAAATAACGCAAAGAATACGAAAATAAATTTAAAACTCAACCTAATTTTATTTGAACTGGTCATAATTTTCGATAAATTGGTAACCCCCGCTAATAAAACCGCGACAATAGTACCAATATATAAATGTTTAAAAATAGTTTGAATCGCGCTATGATATACAAAGGCTAATTTATCATATATCCAATCAAACCATGAATCTGAACATTCGGCTTCAATACCACAACGTTTTCTATAATCGTCCATCGTGCCTTTTTGAATATAATCATCTATATCAAACATAGTATTAAAAAGTCCAATTTTCGAAAAATGAATCATGCCAAAAAACGAATAAAATATCAAATAAAACGCAATAGATATGGCGGCGATTGTAACAAAATAATGAGAAATCATGAAACGAATAATACTGGTTATGTTGTTTTTCGCTCCCGATAAGAATCCGGAAGCGATAGATGTTACTCCAGAAGCGGCAGCTGTTACTCCTGAAACCGCCATTTTCACATTTTTGGCTTTTTTATCTGCCTTTTCTTTCGCTTCATTTTGTACGGCTTCATTTTCTTCAGCTTTTTTTGCCGCATCTGCTGCTTTGATTGTGGCATTTCTTTTCTTTGTATTATCTTGTAGTTTATCTTCCATCTCATGAATATATTTTTGATCAGGTTTCGGATCTTTTTTTAATTTATTTATTCTTTCACGTAATATTTTTTCTTCATTTGCTAATTCTTCAAGGGTTTCGTTCATATCACCTTCACCACCTTTGACTTGCGGTATATCATTATTTTTCAGAATTTCATCCATATTTACCCCCACCCTTCCTTCTGCGCTCTTAGATAAAATATCGTCAACAATTAGGTTAATATTTTTTTCCTTTTCCACAGCGGATTTATTTTCTTCAGGATCATAAAATTTTTCATAAAAGCTAGGAATAAAACTGGGAATTTGACCACCAAAAATAAGAATATGTAAAAACCAATAAGTACGTAAAGTAGGTGAAACGGGTTTGTTTGGATTCGTATACACATGTTGTAATTCTGGGTCCCAAGGTTTCACTTTGTGATTAAAAAACATTTTTAATGAATCGTAAAACAAATCCACAATTGCGTATCCACATGAGTTCATAATTTTATAAATGGTGACATACATGACTAAAAATATCAAATCGTTTGTGACAAAAACCCGTTTCATAGTCTCTGGTAAAACATATAACATCAACCAATTGAGGCATTCAAGTGGGTACAAAATGAATTCCAGTGCGAAATTTAAAAATGGGCTAATTTTACGTAAATTTTTACCCGATATATTCCAACCAATGATTCGCTCATTATTGTCTTGATAAAACATTAAAAAAAACCAATTGTAAGTGACAAAAATAGTGATTATTAAAGAAAATATTTTTGAAATAATACTGTTGACGAACCGAATTTCAGTATCTGTTTGGTTTTTGTCGAGTAGTTTGACATTTTGAATTTTGGCTAATCCTTCGTATAATTTTATACCAATCTTCTTTTCCAACCAACGGAAATAAATAAATGGATATTCGATATATTTCAAATTTTCCTTAATAAATTGGAAGATAGGATTCTCCGTCATTTCTTTCGAAATATCTGTGACTGCGGAGTTTATTTGTCCTGTTATTATTTTGTCATTTGATGTACTTTTGTCTTTCAGTTTACTGGCATCATTGCTGCTCCCATTTACTTGTTTGCCCGATGGACCACCAATACATCCGCCTATTTTTAGCGAACTAAAAAACCCGATTTTATTTTTCGTAATATCGTCGATCAATTCATGGTCAGCGTAATCTTTGTTTTTTTTGTTAACTAGAGCACCAAATATATTTATGCCCATATTTCCAAAAGAAATATCGCTAACACCACTTACATCCGTAGTAATTGCTCCGAGGGCGCCCAAGGAAAAGGATGATTTTTTTTTTATATTTTCTGGATCCAATTGGTTGATAAGATTATTTTTGGGAATATTTGTTTCCAACCTAACTCCCGTGGAGTTTGTAGGAGGCTTCATTGAAGCTGTTCCTTGGGGCAAATCAACTTGTCTGACGTTTACATTGGGTATTTTGGTATTTGTTTCAAACCCCTCCACAAAAAAACGGGTATCCAACCCGATATCTGGTGGTTCGGAATATAAGAATTTCAGTGGGTCTGTTAAGCATTTTTTGTTTTTATGTTCGTTTTTGTAACGTTTTTTGTTATCATTCACTAAATTGTTCATTTTCCATGATGTTTCTTCCATAATAATAAAATATAAAATATAAAATATACAATAACATTTTATATTTTATTCTTTACATGAATGCGGGGGACCAAGGTCCCCCCGCACGCCCCCTCCTTCCTGTATAATATTGATAATTCACCCGGAGGAGGGGGCGTACGGGGGAACCTTGGTTCCCCGTATCCCTGCATTAGCGCGCGTACAACATGCCGCAATTACCACCAATAATAGACAGCACATTGTATCGTTCCTCCATAACAATTAAATTATAATTGTAATCAAAAAGTCGCCAATTTTGTTTGTTGACCCCAATCGTGTTGCCAGCACCATCACAAATAATCTGGTAATTGCTGTTTTGGGCGGAAAATGGCGGAACATACGTCGTGATTTCAAGTTCAATGGTTTTGAATTTACTCATATTAATTGCCCCAGAAGGTTGGTATTCAAAGGGACTGGTATTCAAACAGAAATTGTAGCAGTAAAGACCTTCTTTGGCCGATGCCTGTGTTCGCGTATATTTCTCTACATAGTTAAACACTCCACTAGGAAGGGTATTTTCGCGATATTCACCGTTGAATAAAATTCCAGCCGTCAACAAAATTTCCTTTTGATTGTCCACGATGAAATCCCCCGTCTCGAACAATCCGGACAATGTATTGTCTGGTTCATAATAAGGACCTTTTGTAAATCCATTGATAGCGGCTTGAGCTGCGAATTTTGGAGGTAATGTATGTGTGGCTTGAACAATGTTGGATGGCAAAGCGCTGTAGGGCCAATTGGTGTAATTAGACCATTCATTTCGCATGTTAGCATCGTTGCGCTGTAGATACCACATCCAATTGGTGATCATACCATTGGATGTGAGCTGAACCTTGCTCGTGCCTGTCACGTTCTCAAATTCATAACGGAAAACATCTTTGACCAAATAGACTTGGTCTTTGGCGGCGAACAGTTCGGTTTCGGATTTAGACAAGAAACAGTAATTACACAACAAATACACATCGGCATTCCATATGGGCGATTGATTCGCATATTGGTTAGCATCCGTGAAAATTGACGGCGGAGTTTGTAAGAATCGGTACATTTGTAACTCTTGGCGATTGAAATCCGGTTGAATATACGGATAATTGTTGGAAGAATCATACACGTCACGTATTTGGAACATTTCTTGAATAGGGCGTAAAGTCACCCATATTTCCAATTCATTGTATTGTAGAGCGACCAATGGGAAAGCACACCGGCTGTCCAGAGTAAACCAAGCATTGATGGGAATGAATAATTGTCTTCCACGTATCGAGGGTTCGGCACCGGCCGTATTATCCGTATAAAAAGCCGAAGGATAACAGTTGCCACGACCCATGGCCTGGGCGGGATTATTCAATTCGTCAATGTTTCCGGTCATTTCGTTGAATAAATTCTTCTTTTCAGTGGAAAAGTCGCGGTCGACCATGGCCGCCAAATAATCACCCGTATATTTTTGTAAGGTAAGAGAACCACATACAATCGAAATTTCCTCAATGATTTGTGTGCCAAACTCGCGTATCCATCGAAAATCGTAGGGTGCCCATGTATTTCCTGTGTTAGCATTCGGCTCATGAATGGGACTCCAAATATTGGGCAAGGTTAGTACTAAATAGGTATCCATAAGCAATTCGGCATAACGCTTGATTTTGAATTTGAATGTGGAAGAGGTAGTGGGACGTAGATCACGAGAACCTTCATAATCAATGCGGAATTTCTGCATACCGAAATTGGTGTATTTTGAATAAGTGACCGCGAAAAAAGTTTTGGTAGGATTTCCAGTTAAAAAAACATTGTTACTCCCTTCTGAAATTATATTTAGTAATCCTCCAGGCATTTATGTATATATGTGTTAGAATACAGTAATATAATATCACCATATTTTATTATATTGTTATTTTCGTAAATGTTGAAAAAATTGATTGTTTTGCTAGTTTTATTGGCGTTTTTTTATTTAATTTATAATTTGGTGCGACAAAGACAAAAATTATTGGCCATTGAAACTTTCCAGGAAGGCGCTCTTTTTTCCGTTCCTACCAAAGACAAAGAATTGTCGAGTTTAAAAGCAGATCCTTCCAGTCCCGCCGGTATTTCCAGTGCGGACACCAATTTACCACTGGTACAATATTGTATCAAGGCGTCTTATAATTCAGCATTTACCGGTAATTATATCAACAAAGACATGGTGAAATACCTTCTTTCACGTGGAGTTCGATTTTTCGATTTCGAAGTCTACCCCAATGATGAAGCCAAAGGTTCGAGTAATCTCGTACCTATCGTGAGTTGTAAGGATGTGCCACCCCAAACTACCGAAACCTTGGCAAATATTCTGAAAGTGTTTGGAGAAAACGGGTTTCAAGGGGTGGCACCGAACTCAAAAGATCCGATTTTCATTCATTTGAGAATTTATCCAAACAACAACGATTACTTGTATGCGGCAATTGCTTCAGTCATTGAAAACTCCAATATACAGTCGAAATTGTATCGTGACGGAAGTAAAAAGGCCATTAAAATTGACTTGACTCCTGTTGGTACCCCGAAAACGTTGTCGGACATCAACGGTAAGGTGATTATTGTGTTGGATTTTTCTGTGGCATCAGATTACATGTCGAATAAATACAGATGCGCTAATTTAGGTTCACCACCCACCCCATGTTATGATTTTTTTAATTATGTGAATTTTTTGAGTGGTGGTTCGAATCCCAAATACACATATTCGCAAATAATGCAACAAAAAAATACACCCCCGGTTCTCAACGATGACGGAACTACCGTGAATGTGAAAATATTTTCACTGGTATGTCCCGATACGTGTAATAATGTTCTCGGATTGGCATCTAGTCCTCCTTATTACAAATTGCCGATGAATTATGGAATACAAGTGGTGATGTGTCCATTCTATCTGAGTGGTGTCAATTTAGGCGGATACGAAGGTGCTTTTGCTAACAGTAATGGTACTGCGTTTGTTCCGATGACAACCATGGTAAGTTATATCAAAAAGAACATCTATAGCATGCAATAAATTATCCCAATATACTATAGTGCAGTAATCACAATAGTATATATTATATGAAAAATCAAAAAAACCGGCGAAAATATAATTCAGAATTGTGTAATGAGACCATGACGTTTCAAGAGTGTGAATTAGCGATTTTGCGCCATGCCGTGGATGAAACAGAAACCATACAATCACAAAAAATCGCCAATTCCGATGAAATAAAACGTATGATTGCGATTTTAGAGATTTTTTTAAAAAGAAAGGAGTGTATTTGCTATGGTGGTACCGCCATCAACAACATATTACCCAAATTTGCGCAATTCTACAATCGCGAAATGGAAGTACCCGATTACGATTTTTATTCAAAAAACGCATTAGCTGATGCCAAAGAATTGGCAGACATATATTACAAAGAGGGGTATGAAGATATCGAAGCCAAGGCTGGCGTCCATCACGGTACATTCAAAGTGTTTGTGAATTTTACACCCATTGCCGACATTACCTACTTACATCCCGAAATATTCGATGTCATGTCGAAGGAATCTATACGTGTAGCTGGCATACGTTATGCGCCCCCCAATTTTCTACGCATGAACATGTTTTTGGAATTGTCTCGTCCTGCGGGTGATGTTTCTCGTTGGGAAAAAGTTCTCAAACGCATGACCCTTCTGAACCAATTTTACCCCCTTCTTCCCAAATTGGAATGTTCCATGGTCGAATTTCAACGCCGTATGGAAAACAACAATCCGGACTCGGAGAACATTTATTTAATTGTGAGAAACGCGTTGATAGAACAGGGTGTGGTATTTTTTGGTGGATACGCGGCATCTTTGTATTCGCGGCACATGCCTAAACATCAACGACGTTTGATCGAAACCATCCCTGATTTTGATGTGATTAGCGAAGATTCCGAAACATGCGCAACCATTGTCATGGAACAATTGGAACAGGCGGGTTACAAGAAAATTACGTCGATACGTCATCCACCGATTGGAGAACTGATTCCAGAACATATCGAAATACGGGCAGGGAAAGAGACATTGGTATTTATATATAGTCCCATTGCGTGTCATAATTACAATAAATTACATATAGGTCATAGTGAAATCAAAGTGGCCACCATTGATACCATGTTGTCTTTTTATTTTGCTTTTTATTATGCGAATCAGCCTTATTACAACAAAGACCGTATCATGTGTATGACCAAATTTCTATTTGAAGTTGAACAACAAAATCGCTTAGCACAACGTGGGCTATTGAAACGATTTAGTATAGACTGTTATGGAAAACAACCTACTCTGGAATCCATTCGCGGAGAAAAAGTGAAAAAATACGAAGAACTGAAACATAATCGCAATTCGCTCGAATATGAAGATTGGTTTTTAAAATACAATCCTGTCATAAAATATGGAAAAAAAAACAACAAAGAAACGAAAGACAATGTAGATCCAAGTAAAGTTCCATTGGAGTATCAAACGGTTGAAAAACGAAATACAACGAAACGTGTTAAAAAACGTGTGAAGAGAACCCAGCGCAAACAGACTAAACGAGACAGTTTTTTGAATATTTTTTAACGGAATATTTGTTATATTCCCATATTATATCATCAACAAAAATTTAATACAGCGTTGGAAGAGCCAAAATAAGACCCCAAATAGAGAACTCTTACATAAAATACCGTAAAAATTCAAATTACCATCCGCGTGAAAAATGGGTAAAAATTTTAAATAGGTAAACATCAATGTGTTGAAAAAGGGCATATTGAATAAGAAAAACAACAATGCCACCAAAAATGGGATTTGAAAATCAATGAGCGCAGCATCCATGACTTCCGTAGTTTGTTTGTTTTTCTCGTGTTGCTGTATTTTCTTTTCAGAAGCCATCTCATATTCCTTAATGTAGTCACCGGTCAGTTTGGGTTTGGGAATATAATTTGGCTGTATTTCTTCATCTTGTTGATAGGAAGATTGGTCCATAGGAATATCGCGGGATGGTAATCGTACTTGTTCTTGGGGAGCATAATCGAGAGCCATGTTGCGTGAAGGAGCCTGAAATTCAGGCAGGGGCATTTGATTCGGCTGAATGGAATTACCATAGGGATTCGGATGAACATTGATCGGAACATAATTGGTGGCAGGTTCATCCAAATTGCGCCGGTTGCTAGAAGTCTCACCCATGTTTATCCCCACACCTGGAGGCATTTGAACTGAAATATTATCAGGCAAGTCAACAATTCGTGTAGTATTTTCCATACTATATGAATTCGCGTGATATCTTATTGTTTTCTCTAAAACGCATATTCTACGGGGGACCAAGGTCCCCCTCAGAGCACCGAATGTGTTCAAGGTTGAGACCCCCTTTGGGGGTCTCTGACCCCTCCTTCCTGTAAAACAGCAAGAATATGCCGGAAGAAGTATCCAAATAGTATAACAGCATGAGTGTAATATCACGTCAAACAACTCCGGACTTCGTCCTTCGTTGTTAGATGTCCGTAGGACATCAAACTTCTCCGGTAAATGCTCTCCTACGGAAATAGGCGAATTTACCGACCGTCCTTGGGACTTTGTCCAACTTGCGGAGAGAAGTTAGTAACTTTTTCGACACCAATCTACGGAGAGGTGTGCGAAAAATCTACAGAGACCCCCTTGTGGGAGTCTCAACTTTATTTATGAAAGAAATTATCAATAAAAGATATTCCCGTAGATGAAGGTGTTGTTCCCGCGGGTGGAGCTACACTTTTCATCAATATAGAACTATTTTCGGCTTTCTTGGCCGCTTTTTCCTCGTCCGACAACGGTGATTGAATATCAATAATCTGTTTGTTATTATCGCATTTGTTGGGTGTTGTGGTATATGTGTAACATTTTTCGCCATATTGATAAATTTTGTCGTCTAATTCGCTTAAAATAGGTCCATTGAAAACAATACAGCTCTTGTCATTACATGCTTTCTTAAACAAAGTTGCGATACCGAGACCTAATAACACGGATATGAAAAATCTACCTAACCATGTATTTAATAATCTCTTGAAATTCATGGTCTATCTTATACTATTACAGTACACAATTTATTATGATTGAGCAGGTATTTTGCTTATGGCATTTGGATTGGTGGGACATTTCACTTCCGTTTCCTTTACAGTAAAACAGTTGTTGGTCTTATCGCGAAACTGCAATAAATGAACATTTTCATGTGTCGGGTAAACAATAATTTTACGGTTGTTGTTAGTTGTAATATATACAAAAAATACACCTAATGTTAAACTAATGATAAACACTGGAATATTGATGTATTTGAGTAAATTCATTATGATATATGATATATGGTTATTTTTTACCTCCCTTTTTCTTCTTGGCAGATTTCTTCTTGGCGGGTTCCACCGTTTTGGGCGCTTTGTCAAATTCCGCAATCAATTCTTCGTCTGATAATCGCGGTGGGGCTAAACTACGGGGTTGTTCACCCTCTTCCGGTAATTTGAACACATAATTGTTAGGACGGTCAGTTTGTTGTAATACAAAATTTGCGTCTTTTTTCTTGTTTATTTTGTTACGCATACGTTCCTTCATTTCGTGTTGTTTCGTCATGCGCTCCAGAGCATTTATGTCTATCTTGGCGCCCTTGCCTCCCATGGTTTTGGCCATATTTTTGAACATTTCTTGAAATTTGTCGTCTCCACCACCCATTTCTTTCATTTTTTTAAGGATGTCACCGGCTTCGCGCATGATTTCTTCTTGTGAGATTTCGCCCGAATCCATCTTATTTTTGATTTTGTCACCCACTTTTTTGATAAGACCCATCATCTTGGCCGGATTACTCATCATTTTTTGAAAAATGTCTTTCGTAGTATGTACATCTTTGAAATCCTCCCCTAAAATACTCTCAAAGTCTCCAGAAATTTCCTCGGCAATGTTTTTGGCCATGCTGCCGATTTTTCCGTCAAACAATCCCTTCAAATGACCATGAATTTCGTCTAAATTCGGCATACCGGTGGTTTTATCGAAATTGAATGTAGGTTTTTCGGTATTTTCCTCTTGTCCAGATTCACCAGTTTCACCTTCATGTTTGGGTACATTTTCCTCCATGTTTTTAAAAAATGAACTCATGTTCTCAAAAGTTTCTTTCAATTTGTCCTGAAGATCGTCCTCATTGATTCCGTCAAACATGTCGGCGGTTTCACCAAAGCCCGATTTGTTCTTTACAGAACCGACTAAAGTGAACGTCAATAGTTGTAGATATTTCCAAATGGATTTTTGTGTAGTTTCGGTTACACCTTCGCAGTTATAGAGAACTCTGAAATCTACACCGGGTAAAAAACAAACATTTGTGGTGTTTTCTGGTAAAAAAAGTTCTTTGTTCTCATAGATGATATCAAAGAAACGTTCAGGAAGCATCAATAAACAATGTTTGAAGAGGGAACGGATTTCATAAGGGTCGACATTTGGGTCAGACCATTGTTGCCATAGATTGGCATATTCTGGGAACGTGGTTGAAAGGTCTTTGGTAAAATCGATAACAGTGGTTTGGAAGTTCTCGGGAATTTCAAAAATATCCGACATTTGTATTATATTATCATACAGAATTTTTATATAGTATTTTACACATTATCTTGTATAGAAGAAATCATGTCTAACATAGTTTGATTTGTTGTGGTAAAATCCATGTTTGTTGGACCACTCTTGTACTCGTTGTCCCAAAAATCGAGCGTATTATCAACATCTTCGATTTTTGGTCCCAACCTAACTCCAGAGGTAGATTCGCTTCTACTGCTTCGCAGTAGCGAGGAATAGTTTGAAAAATCTACACATGGAGTATTCATCTCTCTGGTCAAACATTTCATGTCATCATCATCATCATCATCATAATCATGATCATGATCATGATCATGATCAGTGGGTTTATCAAACAGAGATGGCATATAGGATTGTTGTCTACCTTGTGATACTTCACGACTTACACACCACATTTCTGCGTCTTGGTTTCCTAATGTATGATACAATACATAAATATCATTCCCGAGTCGTTTCATAAAATCATCTTCAGTCAAATGATTTGCTTTCATAAAATCAAACATGTCTTTCAGGAAACAACGTAATTTATTTTTATGTTCTTGAATCGCATTTTTATTACGTAAGTTCTCCAAACTTCTCCGATCACCTTTGGTGATCTCCGAAGTTAGTTGTTGAGAGCTTTGCTCTCTGACCAGAGGCGAATCTTCTAATTTCTGGTTTTGACATTTGTTGTACGAAAAATCATTAGGTCTATAATAACACGATTTTTGACGTTGCAATGTAGGGGGAGGTAATTTGTCGTTTTTGTGAGTGTCTAAAAATATACGGGTTTCGTACATTAATTCCTGTGTTTTTTGTCGAAAATGATATTTTGAAAGATTGATTGGTTCAACGTCGAGAAGCATGTCAAACGACTCCACAAGGGTGGAGACCCCAAAGGGGTCTCTAACCGACCTACGACCTCCGTCTTCTTCTTCAAGTCCTGTGACCGTAACCGGACTCATAGAATCTCTTATGTCTATCAAAGGAGGATAACAATACAATGTCTCGATTACTTCCTCTCTGTACACAATCTCAATCTCAATGTCGTGTATGTTTCCATAGGTGACTAAATGAAATATTTTTTCACGATCATTGGAAAGACACGCAATTTCGAGTTCCGAAACCCATTGATTGTTTTTCCAATCATAAATAAGTCCATTATACAAACGGAGTTTGAACGCATCTATCACATGATAAATGATATTGTATACTATCTCACCGTATACCATCGCACTGTTTTCAGTATTGTCTATAAAATAATATTCTCCGCGTAAGAAATTGGAAAGTTCTGTCAATAATCCACAATCGTGTTCTTTTCCAAACCCGATACATATCGTCGTGTAATTCGTATCCACCATTTGTTTCAATTTCTGGGGATTATTTTCACCCATAGTTATTTCTCCATCCGTCATAAACACATGATAAATGCGTGTATTCTCAGAACTTAAACCTTCTAATATGTTTTTGGCATTTTGTAACGCGATTTCAATATTGGTCAGAGTGTATGTTTTAATGTTATCCAATATTTCGAGAAGTCTGCTTACATTTTCTGGTGTAATTTTGATAAAATCCAATATTTGATAAAGTATTTGTCCAAAACCGGTGACAGCAACATATATTTCGGTGTTGTTAGTAACTTCTTCGACACCTTCAGTGTACGAAGAATCTACAGATTCCTTGGCCAATTCTTTGAAAATGCCTTTGAGTGTATGAATCACTTGTTGAATTTTTGTATTTTGGTTTTTGTATTTGTCAGACATGGAAGATGAACAGTCAATAGTGAACAACATATAAATTTTTTTGACATCAAACTCCTCCGCAATATTCTTATTCGCACATAGTTTAAGAATACCTATTTGTTTATGAATATCTGGTTCTTGATATAATAAATGGTTACCTGCGGTATGGAATTGAATTTCAGTTTGTTCAAACATGTTTGATAGTATTTGTATCTCATAATACATAATGTAAAAATAGAATCAATTTTTCTGGAACACTGCTAATATTCTTATGTAGTAAATATCCATATAATATATAATGTCAGAAATCATTGAACCTTTGCGTACAGATTTCTTAGAGATAGTATGTATTTATTCAGTGTTGATAGAGAAACGCGACAAAGTTGCGGAAAAAGTGGTCGGTTTAAAAGAGCGTTACAATGAATTAATAAAGCAAAACACACAACCAATGTTTCTTTTTTGTTTAGAATCTCTTTTTTTTCAATACAAGATTTTAAATTTAGAAATGGAGAACTACCAAAAATCCGCGTCCTTGATACAAAACCGTATTTATGGTGATTATTACAAATTATACAACATGATGTTGATTCAGTGTAAAGAAAATAACATAGATATCATAAATTCATCCGAACATTGTTCTCCTCTTGACGTTTCAGGTAACGAAGGTCATAGACAGGCGTCATTTGAGTCATCAAATAATACATTACCTGTATACAAAGACATTGATCCTTTTTTTAAATATCGGATTGAGGATATTATAAGTGTTCACGATAAAATATTGGAAATAATTGGCATTATGAATAAATTAAGTATAAAAAAAACGGAGAACATTCAACATCATCGCGAAAATGTGGTGGTGGGGTTCTCCTTGAAGATTTTTATACAAACCTTGGAATACGAACATATTTTAATAAAAGGTCAAATACAATTGTTCATGGATTACATCCAATTTTATCATTCATCCCAGAGAACCTATCTGGAAAAATTGATAAAGAAAATCGTCGATTTCACGGCAGAATTGGAAGATTTTATTCTGATTCCGAATCTTGAATTACCACCAAACAACTCCACAAGGGTGGAGACCCCAAATGGGTCTCTAACCGGTCTAGGACCTTCGTTGTTTGACCAAGACCAGAATATAATTTGTAACAATGAATTTAGTGAAGAAGCATACGAAGAAAGCAACGACTCGCAGCCAGATTTGGTATTAGGTCCGCTACTGAATATCACTGTTCCGGATGAATCGGTTTGTGTGGAACCCGACGAACCTCAAATGATGGACGAAACGATTGTAGAAAGCGCTATTATGGAAGAATTTACAAACATGATTGTGGATGAATCAAATTTCGAAGATAGTTTGGTCAGAGGTCCTTCTTCCATATCCGGTTCTCCTGAATTAGAATATCAAGAGGATTGTATTCCCCCTTCGCAAGAGGATGGTGATGCGAACGATTCAGTTGTTGTAGAAGAAAATAACAATACGGAGAACAATAGTGGTTCTCCCGATTCGCTTCCTGACCCGGAAAACAATGAGGATGGTTCTTACGAAGAGGCGTCACACTAAATAATTATATAAATAAATTATATAAATGTTACTTGAAAAAAAAGAGCCTTCCGAAAACAATGACGGTACGGCAAGTATTATGTTAGGTAAAAATAAACCAAAAAATGTGAAATGGTCACCAGAAAACGAATTAATTATGGTAGAATGGTGTGATATTGCGCAATGTTATAAATGGCTTCATCTGAAATGTCATAGAAAATTATCGAATCGTCACGCTTGGTTTACGATACCTGCGATTGCGCTTTCTACTATTAGTGGAACCGCATCTTTTGCTCAAAGTAGTCTTCCACCAGATCTGCAAGTCTATGCTCCGATGGCGATTGGTACCATCAACATTTTAATCGGTATTTCCACCACCATACAACAATACCTCAAAATATCCGAATTGAATGAAGCACATCGTGTTTCAGGAATATCTTGGGATAAATTTGCGCGCAATATTCGTATTGAACTTGCCAAAGACCCTGATGAAAGAATGGAGGCGGGTCAATTCTTAAAAATATGCCGAGCCGAATTTGATCGTTTGATGGAAACGAGTCCTAGTATTGACACAAAAACAATCAAAGAATTTCATAGTGCTTTCAAAGGAAAAGAAACGGCGGAAGATCGAAGAAAATTCGAAGAGCTCCAACAGGAGCGTTTTCGAGAACTACGAAAACCAGATATTTGTAATATCATCATATCTTCCAATGAAAGCCGCCATCACTGGTATATGGATCCACAGCGTTTGCGTAATTTTACACAATCTCAATTTGAGGAAGAGGGTGATAATTTCAACATATCAAAGGACAACATGTCAATTATAGGTAGTGATGTCTTACGGACATCTAACAACGAAGGACGAAGTTCTGAGTTGTTTGATTCCAAATATACCGAAGGTTTTCGCAATGAGGACCAGGATTGGTCATCAAAAAATATGCGAACAGGAGCGTTACCACGGATGGAAACTTCAAACATAATATATGAAAAAACTTTGTCAGACTTTGAAAAAATCAAACAGCAAAAACAAGTGGAGATGAAGGAAAGAAACGAAATCGAAGATATAATGAGAGAAGATACAAAAATATTGAACCAATATGTTGTAGCGTTTGTGGATGCTGTTGGAAGAAAACCACTTCCAGATGAAATTACATTGAATATGAATAAAAATGTGGATGTCCGTGTTCTCGAGAGTTATTTACAAAGTTATAATTCTGTTGATTTAACGTCAGTATAATATTTATTTATTATTTTGTAGCAAATATTTGTCTCACCTTGATAGGATTGATACTGTATGAATTTGTATCACCATTTACATAAACTGAACTAATTTCACCGCTTGAATAATACCCAAATCCATTGATTGTAGCTTTGTTCCATGAGTTATCGGCATTTACTTCAACTCTGTCTCCTATTTTATAAATATTTACCGGTAATCTTACTGAGGATAACCCATAAGAATATCTGCTATTTTTCTGTCCTTCATTGTGATCACCTTGATCACCATATTCCAAATTGTCTACATAAACCGCAGTCATTTGTGTAAAATTATTGTATACAACTTCTCTAACCTTACCTCGTATCCATCTCCAACCACCACTACCCGCATCATTCACTTCCACAGTATCACCAACCGTATATATATTTATTTTAATGTTTGTATTTACATTTATGAATACGACCGCCATTATGAGTATAAATAACGCCAAAACGAACAGGGTTGAAATGATTGAATCGTTTTTACAACGTATACATAATAATATGAGCAAAAACATGCCAAACCATATTCCTACACTCGATAGAATGTATTTATTCATTGCGGAATAATCCGCGTTTTTGGAAAAAATGTTTGATTCACCCAATATATCTTTAGATGTACCAAAAAAAATACCAAAAGTTATTCCAATAACAATTAAATAAAGCAAACTCACCCCAAGATTGATGAAAGAGCCGTAATTCTCGCTATCGAGATTTAAAAGTAGATTTATGTATTTGTTATATTTTAGGTATGCTACTACAGGCAAAATTACAATAATAAGTATATAAAATATGGCGTATCTGATATCTACATTTACTTTTTGCGCAAAATACGTTAAAAGTAATACCAATATGACAGCCATACCGCATATAACACAAATAAACAATCCATATGCGTTTTTTTCCCCGACCATTTCAATAAAAGATTCCGTCATATCCACACCGGTCACTATACCATACACGATGATTAAATACTTTATATAATGAACTTAAAGCTTATATAGGTAATATAATTATCGCTTCTATTACTATCTATCAAGAAGCATTTGTTTCTAAAATAACTTTGTTGTTAGAAGATTTTCCAGTCGCACTTTCAATGTATTATGACGATCCTTATCACCCCACTACCGATCCGGATGAAATGTCCGTGGGTAGCACCAGTACCTTTACCATAAAAACAAATAATAGCAGCGTTCGCAGACAACGTCGCAATATTGCTGACGAAATTAAACGTTCCGACAAGGGATACAGTTCTTATCAACACCGGGCAGCTTCTGCGAATGGAATGAAAACATACAAGGTAGAAATGTTTGATAGTGGTACGTGTATCGGTAATCGCATTCGTGATCCCATGAGTGGTGCTAGATTGAACGAGCGTATTGGTTCAAAACAAGAATTACATTATTTAAAGGTGCGCATGGCAGGATTCAATCCTGGTAAAACAGTGACATTGTATTATGATTCACCCGAGCAGTTAGAAAGACACCATAAATGTAAAGTTTCTACCAATATCAAAGAGAGGTGGATTCAAACCAAATGCAATGAATTTGCGGGGATCAATATCCCCTAAGAACTGCGCACCTGTTCAAGGTTGACCCCCCCTCCTTCCTGTAAAAAATTGATTATTTTTGTCTACATGCTTATTTATAAGTATCAAAAACTAGGTGTTGTTATATTGCGTAAAAATACATTTACACAATATTATTTTACAATGATAGATGACTGTTGTGCGATTTGCTTGTCTAGTCTTCAGGCATACCAGAGAAAACTACATACCACGGAATGTGGTCATGTTTTCCATGAAACGTGTTTTGACAAGATTATAGGTGAATTGAGATGTCCATGTTGCCGCGGTGAAGTACAACCTGTACTGAAACAACAAATCCGAATTATGGACCATTCTATCAAAGACATGTCCGAATGTATACGTATGTTTCCGATGTTACATAAAGTATGTATGGAGCACCAAAATGAAAAGATCCAAGAATTGGAAGAAGAACTACGTAAAGCCAAACAAACAAAGCGTATTGTAAGTGATGAATTGTACAATACGAACAAATACAACAAATCCATTTTGGAGCAATACAAAATAACCAAAAAATCCATGTTAGAACAGCAACGTGAAGAATTGGCCGAATACCAACGGAAAAAAGCGGCCATTCGTTCCGAAACTAAATCCAAAAAAAAAGCGAAAACCAATGTTGTCAAAAATAACGTTTCTCAATCTACATTGATTGAACAAATTATACGCGCAGCAAACAACTCCACATGAGTTGAGACCCTATAAGAGGTTTCTAAGGGTGTTTGAATTACTTACTTCTACACCCGTGAAGATTTGAATATAATGTTCAATGGTGTAAAACATAAATAAAAGCATAAATTGTATATAATGTATATGAATGTATTTACTGTATTTTTTTGTTTGACATCATTGTATGATTTGAATTCGTTTTTTCTAGGAAATGTATACAGAAAACGTACCGAATATCAAAGATTTTTTACAACTGTTGCGGATGGAAAGAATCGGTTTAGTATCAAGCCAAATAACCTGGTAATAGATGATAAAATATTACAAAATGGTGAAGATGAGAACAACAAAAACAATAAAACCAAAGCCAGTTATGGCCCCAACAATTATTTGAATCCCAGGAATAAATACGCACAATTTATTCAAAGAAAATATTTCAAGAAACGGTTAGATGGCTGCGACCACAGGTGGAAAATAAATGAATCTGAATATTTTAAATATGGTGACGAAATAGAGAACCACGCTAAGAACCAGAAAAAATTATCCATATTGAGAACACTAGAAAACACTCATGTTTCGGAAATAACCAAATTTCAGTTGATTCAGAATTGGCCAGATTTTTTTACTTCCAATAAAAAAGCACTATATCGTGGTTTCGAAGAATTTGAAGAATTTTTCCACAGCGATAGCGGAGAAAAAATCTCCTAACTCCGGACAAAGACAAAAATAAATATATGTATTTGTTATAGTATGCCTACGGTGCCCTTTGTACCTCTAGGTGTTCCCCTATTACGTCAAATAAACAATGGTATTTTGAAAGCTAAAAATGCCATGCCCCAAAAAGACATTACAAGTGACAACAATGCATCATTTTCATTGGGAAGAAAATTGTTTCAAAAAACGGCAGCGCCCGCAAGTACCACCATTACCATTGGCAAAATGGTAATCCAACGCAAAGAGTTGGGTTTAGACAATCAAAGATCTGTGATTACCGGTCCAGCAACGACCCTCCAAAAACGATGGATAGGTGGGAATCGTGATTCATCTAGTGTCACTAAAAGACGAGGAATGAATGCGATAGGTAAACAAGAATTGAACCCGGCAGGCACCGCAGTGGCTTTCAAAAACGTGGTTGATAGAAATACACAGCGTCAAGCACGTAGACGTGTACGTCATGTAGGTTCTGCCGCACCCCCCAAGAAAATACATAACTATAAAAATGCGCCAGTGTTTTTTTAATAAAAAACCCCGCGATAATATAATAAAAATGAAAGCTATCGCAGTGTTTACAGGACCAAAAATAAAGGGTACCGTGAGATTTACGGAAGAAGGTGGTAAAACGGCGATTGATATTGATGTACAAGGATTGAAAAAAAATGGTGTTCACGGATTTCATATTCACGAATACGGTGATTTATCACAAGGTTGTGACAGCGCATGTGGACATTACAATCCATATCATAAAAATCACGGCGGACCAGAGGACAAAGAACGTCACGTCGGCGATTTAGGAAATTTGACTGCTGATGCCGAAGGAAAAGCACAATATCGCATGATAGACCCTCTGGTAAAACTTCGTGGTACCAAATGTAACATTGTGGGACGTGGACTGGTGATTCATGCGGATTCCGACGATTTGGGAAAAGGTAAAAATGAAGCCAGTCTTGTGAATGGCAATGCGGGTAAACGAATTGCTTGTGCGGTCATAGGATGGAGTTCTCAATGCTGATGAATATTTTATGTTATTATTGTATAGACGTATAATAACATATTTTTTATAGAATGGATACACCTAACCCATATTTGAATTATACATTGGCAGGAGAACCCGTCGCGATCTTCGGTATGTTTTTGATTACTACCGCATTGATGGCTTATGTCACTTTGTCGGGACCATCAAAAAGCGAAGAATCTGAAGAACCTGAAGAAACCCAAAAAGAATCTGAATCTGATTCCGCGATCGTACCTGGTATGGGGATGATGCCCACCGTCGTCGATACTGAAGAAGCGCCCCCGGAAGAATCCGAAGAAGCACCGCCAGAAGAATCTGAAGAAGCACCGCCACCAGTAGAGGAACCATCTGAACAACCCGCATCAACAGAACCAGTAGCAGAATCTGAAGAAAAACCCAAAGGAGGTAAAGGGTGGTTTGCCAGTGTTTTTCAGCGCAAAGGAGATGGTAAAAAACGAAAATCAACCAGAAATTTACGTAAAAAACGCAATGCGAAAACCAAACGTCAGATGAAGGAAACTAAACCCTCAAAATCAAAGCGATAAACATTGTTGGAAAAATGAGTTGACTTCTTCCGGTTTGGACGAATTCACCACCGCATCCGGAATAATCCCCGTATTTCCCTTCTTCCATGCCAAAATCGCCGGAATTCCACTCAACATTCGTCTTGTTTTCAAAAACGCATATAACTCCAAATACTCGTCAATATCGATAATATAACATGTATATTTGTCGGATAATTTTAGCATATTCTCTTTCACTTGTGCCTCTATTTTTTGACATGGTTTACACCAAGTCGCTCCAAATTTAACAATAATAACTCCAGTATTGTTCTGTAATATCGCCGAAAATTCTTCAGGAGTCCCAATCTCTTCCAAATACGTAGGCATATAACATAATATCACAATTTATTTCTATGTTGTTTTACTCAAAAAAATAAATGATGATACTAGTATACATGACTCATAATTTAGATATACAGACGTATTCTTTGGAAGAACTGCTAGATTTATTCAATTTATCCAAGAATTACGATGTAGAAGAGCTTAAAAAAGCCAAACGCAAAGTTCTCTACATGCATCCAGACAAATCCAAAATGCCTCCCGAATATTTTTTGTTTTACAAAAAAGCGTTTGAAATCGTAGTGACCTTTTTCGAGGAGCGGGTGAAGCAAGACCGACCTGTCCCACAAACCGAAATTGAATATACACCGATGAATACATCGGAGAACAAGCGTGTGGGTAAGGTCATCAAAGAAATGAAATCGGAAGAGTTTAACAGTAAATTCAACGAAATATTTGACAAAAATATGTCAAAAACACCAGACCCCAGTCGCAATGCGTGGTTCCAACAAGAAGATGCGTTGTATAATGTTCCGGATAAGGTGTCACATCAGAACATGGGCAACGCTTTAAAAGACATACGTGAAAAAGGCAGTGAAATGATACATTATCGTGGTGTGGAGACCATGTACAGCACGGGAGCGGGAGGTACGAATCTGTATGATGACGGAGCATCGGAAGAAACGGGCTACATCGCTTCGGATGTTTTCGGTAAACTAAAATACGACGATTTGAGACGTGTTCATAAGGACCAGACCGTATTTTCTGTGAGCGAATCGGATTACGATAACATGACCAAATACGCATCGGTAGACCAGTTGTCACAGGCACGCGGGAAACAAATTTTGACACCTTTGGAAAAATCACATGCCGAAGCGCAGATACAACGACAAGAAAATATTCATAAAGAAGCCATGATGAAGAGGCAATACGAGGCGAAATTGAGAACCATGGAATATGAGGAAAAAAACAAGACTGTGTTGGCCAATTTCTTGAGGTTAACGTAAAATACTCCAATTATATTATGTATTATGTAAAATACTTAAAGACATAACATATAATATGTTATGTGGATACTATAACAAGTATTCCACATCCAATGCTCGTATATTGTATCGGTTAGCATGTGGTCCTTATAAGTCCAAGGGCGGGGTTCAATTCCCCGTACGAGTATTCATTTTGTTACATTCCCATGAATGTAATAAAAAAATCTATATTGAGTATTTTCCCGTAGCGATAACAGAGTGTTCAGTTCAAACTCCTCCGGTAGCGAAGCAACCTTTGGAGTTAGGTTGGGACCAAATCCCTTTCAGCGTGTTCCATCAAGGTACACACATTCTCCAACATAATCTTCAGGTCCGTTTTTTTGTCGGTATCCTTTATGGATTTGATTTTTTGCTCCATCGCCATTTTCAAACGCTTCAACGTAGACAAATATACCATAGTTTTGTCGGTCATGCCGCGTTGTTTGGCTAAAATCATCCAACCAAGGTGTTCAAACATATGCTTGTACCACTCATGAATACCGTGGAATGTGGCATCACAACAGCTGCCAATAGGCATGTGGTGGTGTACATCGTAATCTTTATTGGTGTGGGATTTCATCGTTTTTCTACGCGCATTTTTGGGCATGATTACACCCTTGAACATTATAAACCGCACAAAGTGCGGTTCGTGTTCAAGGGCAACGTTACCGATAAATCAATCAAAACGCACGCTTTGCGTGCGGATTTGAATGTTCATCGGTGTATATATTATGCCAATATTTTTTGTATAACACGTTCGCGATTGGCTCGGTTCTCCGGGTTAGACGAATTACCATTGTAAGTTACTTGACCATCATGAATACGATAATACAACAATACATCGGAAATATTGTATATTCGCCCAAACTTTTTCAAAATACGTAATTCAATCTCGTAATCTTGGAGACAACTACCCATGGTAACATCGTAATTTCCCACAGCCAATATGGCGGATTTTTTGTAACAAAGGGTCGGATGATTCGCGAACCATTCAGGTCGTGTTTGTTTGAACCTTTCCCACGTCATTGCTGGTGGGTGATTCGTGCGCTGAAAAAATTGTTTGTCTTTGGGGTTCTGAGCATTTTGTTGAAATAATTGTAAATCCGAACCCACCATCACACAATCGGGATGGGATTTCATAAATTCCAATTGTCGTTTGATACGGTCCGGGAACATGATGTCGTCAGAATCCATCTTCACAATGATTTCGTTCGTACACATGTTGACACCGTCATACAGGGATTGCGCAATGCCCCGGTTCGTCGCATTCTTGGAAAAAACCACACGTGTAAACCGCGTGGTTTTTTCGAAGTTCTCCAATTCGCGTTCCAATAATTGTGTGTGAATCGCTTCCGAACCGTCGTCAATCCATACCAATTCAATCCCAAAATGCCCGTTCTGGGTTTTGATGGATTCCAAACATTCTTTTACAAACATAAATTTGGTGTTGTAACTGCTCACCAACACCGACACCCATTCATTGGGTGCCAATAACTGCGGAGGTACTTCGATCTGATTCATAATCTCGTAATTTTGTTTGGTCGACCCCCATTCCTGAAAACAGTAGACTTTCTTGTGACCTTCGTAGTGTATACCGGTAAAATGATAAGGGATGAAACTGTAGCTGGGATAAACACTTAGGTCTGTGTATTTACCTGTTTCCAAGAGCCGTGTCAATAGTCCTGGACCGACGGTATACCAGGCACGTTGTCCGCACGTTTCTGGACAGCTATCGTTGGTCAGCATCCAATCAATGGCGGCGCGGCAGAGGGGATGTTTGGGTGGAAACCCCATGGTACCTGTGGCGACGAGACCCTGACGTGCGGTCTCGTTTTCGAACCCGGCAAAGGCCTGTTTTTCTAGGAAAGAGGCGTCAAAGGGTTCGAGACAGACGGAATCCGCGTCTTGGAAAATGCCGCCGTAATGGTAGAGAATTTCCCAGCGCATGATGTCGGCTTTGCCGTTGATTTCGGACATGCGATTGATGGCATTGATACATTCAAATTTCATATTTCTGCGTTCGATTTCGGCTTCGGTCCAACGGATATATTCGTATTCAGGATGTTTGTCTTTGAAAGTGTCCATGAATTTGGTGGGGGCAGGTTTGGAACCGATCCACAATTGATGGAGGATTTTTGGGATGGGCATGTTTATGCTAAATATATATTTGAAACAAACATATGTTTAACTCCTTGTTTTTTGAATTATTATAGTTATTGTTGTTGTGGTTTTTGTTGTTGTGGTTGTTCTTGTTGTGGGTTTTTTCCAAAAAATGAAAATGATGGCATGTTTAAATTACGCAGATTACCAGTATATGGAAAAAATAATTTCATAAGTTTTTCCAATTTGGCTTTATGTTCTGGAAGAATATCGGATTTATTCATTTGTTTTAGTTCTGATTTTATTAAATCTGTAGTTTGAGTCACAAATAGTGGGTTTTTCTCTACTTGTTCTGCTCCTGAACTTAGGTTTTTATACTCGTCATTCTCTTCTACTAATTTATTTACTATTTGGTCTTTGGTCATGTCATCTATATTCATTTTACTAAGTTTATCCATCATTTCAGTTGCGTATGTCCACCCCCCCATTTTTTTACGTAACCGATGTTTTCGCATATGTTTCTTCGTATGTCTTCTCGACGATTTATGATTCTTCATCGACCTCTTCGTCGATTTCTTGACCGATCGCTTTATTTTACGCACCATTTTCATAGATTTGGATTTTCTACTCATTATATACTAAATACTTATATTATATTTTGCTTCGGAATCAATTCGTAGCAAAAAACAAAAAAATACAATATTTACAGTATATACACAATATTTCTGTTTTTCATATTTTTATGTTATCTGTAGATTTTCCGCACACCTTTGGTGTCGGAAAAATTACTAACAACGAAGGTCGAAGACCGGTTAGAGACCCCTCTGGTAAGAGACACCAAATGTGTCTCCCACCTTACATCCCTTCGGGATGTAGAGGGGTCTCCACCCTTGTGGAGTTGTTTAGTTGAAGCGTTGATACAAACACAGTCCCGTATCCGAATTCGAGTGAACCAACATATTGTTTTCAAAATAGTGATTTTCTTGCTGACAATCCGCTACATATTGCGTTTGGGTAAGAATCTCACCTGCGAAAATGACCGACGTGGAACCCGGATGCATCATATAAACTTGAACCATACACTTGTAATTATCTTCTTCACCCAAGATTTCTTCTGAATCATCTGTGAAAGCGAAGAAGTTATCATTGTTATTTACATTATCTACAAAACGTGTCTTGATGACAATATCACTGGTATGATAATGTTTGCGAAACAATTCATACGTTCCACTACCAAACATGGGGTTATCATACACATTCCATGTGGTCAATAACCAATCCGCGACCAAATGTTTGTAAGGGCACGTCAAATTGGCATGCCAATTCAACCAAGATATTTTCCAAATATCGGGAATAACGCTCTTACTGAAAATTTCCTTGCACGTTCCGTCATATTCGAAAATATGACGAAGCAGATCAGGAAACAACTGACTGAGACGGGATCGCGACGAAGAATTGTTCAAGCAGAGTGTCATATTACATATATGTTGATTTGATTAATGATCTGTATTCGAGAACCTGGTCAATTATAATCAATTTTTTACAGGAACCCTGCGGGTTCCTCGTACGCTCCTCCGCCAGGAAATGCCCACCCTTTGGGGTGGGCATAACGGTAAGTAGACTCTTGCTGTTATACAGGAAGGAGGGGGCGTGCGGGGGGACCTTGGTCCCCCGCATTTAGCGTAGTAACAAAAAAAATAATAAAAACATGTCATATATGTTATGACATGTTCCCCGCAATAGATGTTTTTTTTAGAAATCAAATATCAAAACAAAAAATATTAGAAAAAATACGTGAAAAAGGCATCATAATTCTCAAACAAATCCATCCAGAAACTTGGTTTACACATAAATTATTGTATACTAGTAGTCATTTGTTTCTCATCCCCTTTTTCATCTATTTTTTCACAGAACATTCCCGGATTCAATCCATCTTGTTCTCCTCCCTGTTTGCCAATTTCGTTTTCTCGATTGCGTTTTGGCATGACCCTATCAAAGGTTCCTTGGTACACCGTATAGATGCGGCTGCCGCGAGAACTTCCTTTGCCATGTTGTTTGTATTCATCGTTTTTTTACGCAGTTTATCCTGGGTAAATTATATTTGGTTCACATTGTCCCTTTTTACCACCGTATTGTTTTTCTATTTGAGCAATATGTATTCATCCTACGAATGGTGTTGTATTGAACATATATTGTGCCACTTTATGGCGCACATTTTTACAACGATTTCAATCTTATTTGCGATATTATGATAAACAAAAAATATAATACACAATATGTCGATAAAAATCATCAAACAACTCAGGACTTCGTCCTTCGTTGTTAGTAACTTCTTCACACCCAAAATATTGTATGCGAGTAGTCATTTATTTTTACTGGTAATTTTTATGAATTTGATGTCCTACGGACATCTAACAACGAAGGACAAAGTCCGGAGTTGTTTGACGGAACTCCACCCCCTTATATTTTCCATGTTCTCCTCCTCACTGATGACCAATTTCGCATTTTCCATCGCTTTTTGGAATAATCCCGTCCGAGGTTCTCTTATACATCTCATAGATACTGTTGCATCCAAAACATCCATTGGAATGACGGTTATATATCATGTGTTTTTTCATGGATTGCCCATTTGTCGTCGTGTATGTTATGTCATTACCATAGCATTCATGGGGTGGTGTTTTTATCTAAGTAACTGTTATTCCACTAAAGCATGGTGTTGTCCACAACACATTTTGTCACATTTTATGGCGCATATTTGTGCATTCATTGCTATTTGTATTGCGGTAAAAACTCCTCCACAACCCCCCAAACTTCATCCTCCGTTGTAAAATATCATTCGGACATCACAATATTACGTAACTCCCTCAATTCATTTTTAATTTCCAACAACAAATCCATAAGTAAGGATGTGTTTATAGGTACAGGATTGCTTTCTAATTGAACAACCCCATTGGATTCATCAGGTAACAAATCCTCCTGAATTTTCAACTTACGACTTGTATTTCTCACTATACTCAACTTCGCTTCGGATTGTTGGTCTGGAACAGCTGTTTTGGGTTCTTGAGTGGGCAATACATTAGGATTGGGTAAATACAACAATTCACGTTCTCGTAATTGCTGTTGCATGAGTTCTTCCATGTTCTCAATGACAGTATCTTTTTCCAGTTCGTGAAAATTGGGTTCGGCGGGTACCTCACGTTTCAACATGTTCTCATATTCTCGCTGTCTTTCCTCCAATATATTCGTAGAAACGATGCGAGGTTCTCCAATAATTGTCTGTGGTCGTGGAGTAATAAGAATTTTGTTATTATTGGGTCCCATCAACTCCGAAAAAGGCGTATTTACTTGATGACCCAGAGGTTCTGCTCCGAAAGTGACGCGTTTTGTTCCATCAAACAACTCCTGTCTTCGTACTTCATTATTAGTATTTTTTTTGTGTTTCATAAAATCAATCATATATTGAATAGTTTGTTTGTTCAGGTTCTCCAATTCTACTTTGGATAAGTGTTCACGTTTTCGTTTTTCATAAAAATGTTGGATAATATCTTTGAACCAGTTCTCTTGTTCAGTTACATTCGGAAAAATATCACTTATATTTGGTAATTTTTGTGAGACATTCCATAGCAAACGTTGGTTCTCTTGCTGAATAAATTTAGACATTCGTTACAATCAAGTAAGATAATTCTTCTATGTTTTTTATGGCAAAAATAATTTGTCCAATTTTTCCCGATTTTTCTTCGTATCTTCGTACCCCTGGTGAAACAAATGATGGAAATTGTATTTACCTTTCGATAACAAGCTTGTGTAATCTTCAATGTTACACCACGTTTTGTTTTGTTTCGGTTCCCACATGCCAGGTGTGATATGAAGAGTAGGCTGAATATTAGTATAATATGGATAATGTGAGAACCCACCGTCAAACGCATAAGAATCTTTGTATTTATTTATGAATCCTCCGGTAATGAGAGGAATATGTGAACTTGATATACAACAATTCAATGCGTCTTCTAAATTCACGAAATTTGAAAAAATACTGGTTTTGAGGAACGTTCCTGTGGAATTCGCGACGGTTCTCTGTTCATTCGGCGATAGATGGTCCACCGTCCGTTTGTTGGTAGCTTCGCTAGAACCCTTACCGAAATGTCGTAGTGTTGTTACTCCAATGAAGACACGGGATAAATCAAAATCCGAATCTTTTGTATGTGTCAGTACACGCAACTTCATGATTTGTTCAAATTCCTGTATGGAATCGTTTTTTCCAAGTGTAGGTTTGTTACCAATTACTTTGGTAATTAAATCGGTAAGATTGCCCTTGTATGTACATAAAATCGCATTCCATGACCCCGCACTCGCACCTGAAAAAACATAGTCGGACAAGTCGTAACTTTCCTTTAAAAAGGTGATAATGCCCATCATATAGAACCCCTTGAATCCGCCTGGGGAAATAGAGATTAATTTCTGTTTATTTTCGTTCTTAACTTCGTAGGACGAAGTTCGGAGAAGTTTGGAATGAAAAAACGATAGACGTGGTGATTTTTTGTTGTATGGAAAGACATACGGTACAGAATATCTTACAAATAACATGCTAAATAGCACAATATGACGAAACATACAATATCATATACTTTACTATTATATGTTTTATTTCGGTGTAATTTTATAACCATATACAACAACATCTTTGGGTTGCTTATTGGCTTTATTGTCTTTCTTATTCCAAGCTTCACGCATGGAAATGAGGTCTTCTTCCGTATCATCTACCGTATTTATCATGAATTTTTGTAGTGCTTCGAAGAAAGTACCATTGATTTCGTCAAATACAAAAACTTTATAAAATGGTTTTCCTGGACGCACTTTGGAATTACGTACCAATGTTTTTACGTGAGTCGTAAATGCTCCAAGACCACCCCTATGTTTTCGTGTTTTATGCTTCTTTTGAATACGTTTTCTGGAATAACTTGGCATTTTCTGTTACGAATAGTAAGATTACAATATAAGCACATTTTATTTGTTGAAATATTTTGAGCGAAGATTCTCCACAAAATTATCGGGAATACGTTGTTTACGGAAGAAATGAAGACGGTCAAATGTGGGGGACCCAGCCCCCCTCCTTTTGGTGAATCCTGATTGTTTTATTTGGTCCCCCATAATGTCAGGATTGTTTAATAACATGGTAATGATAAAGAAAAGGGAATACATGCCACATTCGGTATTCGTACGTTGATGAGTCATTGGATAATTTTCTATAAATTTGAGACGTATGGGGCGTGACATTTCCAAACCCTGTTTTTGAATGCGCTTCACTAAACGCATAATTTCTGTGGGAATTTTACTACCCGCGCTATCGAAATAAAAGATAAATCGCGCCTGTATGTCAATAAACATCGAAACCCAATGTGTACCTGGCCCTGTATGTTTATCTAAATTAAATACGATGGCTATTTTGCGATGTTTTTTTGACAAATGATGTTTGAGTGAAAAATGACACAATTCGCTGGTAACACATGTCGAATTGGATGTGCTCGTTGGGGAATCAAAATCGATGAAAGACGGGCCAATAAATTCGAAATGTGGGTACTTGTCTTCATATTGGGTAAGTACGTTGAAAATGTCGTAATTGGACAACCATTCATTGGGATTGTAGTCCCATTCTTTGGGGCGTTTGGGCGCAAACACATATTCTTTGATTCTCCCGCGTAATTTCTCGTCTTTGATTTGACTTAACCAACAATCCTCTTTACCGCAGTTCGATAACCGCGTTTGTAATTCGGCTATGATTTTTTTGGGTTCGGTTTCACGTATGGGATTTGTGCGATGAAAATGATTGTAGTCTGATTTTATTTTGGTTAAAATATTGGGCGTGAAACAGGTGTCTTTTGTGGCAGTTTTGCCTTGAATGGCTGGACTACAATTCAAGGATGTATCCTTCGACATTTTTCTTTGGGTTTTCCGTTTATTTATTTTATTTTTTTTTGTGAATCCTGTTAAAAATGAAAAATTGGACATCAATCTCCTCAATCTCTTATACAAGTTATGTAGATTATTTACGATATGTAGATTTTTCGCAGACCAAAGGTGTCGAAAAAATTACTAACTACGAAGGTAGTAGACCGAAGTTGTTCGGAGACAAACATATGGTGGTCCCAACCTAACTCCAAAGGTAGCTTCGCTACCGGAGTTGTTTGTAGAGAATCTCATCATTTATCATCGAAGATGTTCTTAGGGGACCTTGGACCCCTGTATTGTATGACCTTTTTACCTGAAAATGCCACAAAATCCCTGGACAAATTATCCGCAGGAAGTACTTTATTATTCGATTTGTGAATTTGTTTTCCCCAGAATGATTTGGGGAAATCGCTTCCTGGCTCTGATTTTTTGACGCCTCCTGTTTTCGAAAAATCGGCGGTATTTTCCGTAGAATTCATGAATTTTTCATCAAACATTGTTTCGTCCTCATCACCATCGTCTGAATATGAATCTTTAGTGTATTGTTCTAGTTCCTGGTTCTCCAAATATTTAATACACGATTTCGTAAAATGATGAAATGTCTCGGTCATGTCGTGATTCCATTGTTTTTTTGGATTCGACAGAAGTTGCTGAGTAATACCCATAATACCGTCATGATATTTGATGAGTGTTTTACGGTATTCCGTAAATTCTTCGTATTTTTGGGGGTCTGTTTTTGATAAGTATTTGAAATAATGATGGTTATTCATGAACAACTCCATGGACATTTTATCAAACTTAGTCATCGGAGTAGCAAACTCCTCTAGTGTTAGGTTGTCTGTCGATTCTTCCATTACAATTGGCGATAAGAAAGAAAAGAAAAAATGTCCTCTATATGTATATAGTTCACTAAAATGTCCTTACAATCATTAAGAACTCCTTATATTGCGCCTTCCAGTTTGGGAGGTGGTCCCTACAAAGGTTGGTCACCCAAACAATTTGCCAACAACGCTAAAGGTAATGCGATTGACCGCCGGATCATTGTTAAATCATGGAACAATGCTTACTCGGTAGGAACCGTCAACGGTCGTGGACGTGCGATTGGTCCTTTTCGTGCTGTCACCAATACAGGTGATTTTCTTTCGCGCCAAAATTATTCTTGCGGTGGTCCTAACCCCGTAACGATTGACCGTTATAAGCGAAAAAATAACATTGGTAATGTGCCTCAACGATGCGACGGAACGGCGATTCCTCCTTCCACTTGCAATCCTCGCTTTGTACCTGACAGTTCAGACTACATAAAATTTAGGCGTATACGTGCGGCTAATCTAACTTTCAATGACAAAAAATTCGGTGGTAATGATAGTCGCGGTCAGTATGTTCCGTTAATGGCGGTGCGTAGACGGTAATGGTACATAAGTTTTTCCCAGCATAGAATATAGATGTTGAATCAATATTTAGCCGAATTTTTTGGAACATGTTTTTTCGTTTTTATTATTTTGGCCACGGGCAATCCTATAGCGATTGGTGCCTCCCTCGCTCTCGTTATATTGCTCACAAAAGACATTAGTGGAGGTAATATTAATCCTGCCGTAAGTGTTGTTATGGCTTCCATCGGGAAATTGCCCATGGCGGACTTGGTGCCTTATATATTGGCACAAGTGTTTGGCGCATTGGTCGCACTGGAAATTTATAAGCGCATCCAGTTTACGTAAAATACGTGGAACCATTGTTCCAAGTATTTTTCTCATTAATCCTCCATTTTACTTGGCATGCGTTCGAACAAACGGTACAGTAAAAACAAGCTGAGAACCGTTAATGAACCTAAGAAAAAACCGGTTATGATGTCGTCTTCAATGGTAAGTTTTTTTTCGCGGTTTTCTTCTAATTCAAACTTCTCCGCAAGCAAGCTTGCTCCGAAATTAGGAGATTTTTCTCCGCTATCGCTACGGAAAAATCCTCCAAACGTTCTGTATCCTGGATAAACCCCATAATTATAAAATAACCCATATCCACCGCTTCCACCCCCACCTCCATTATAATAACCATGACCGCCATGACCACCGTGACCACCATGACCACCGTGACCACCATGACCACCATGACCACCATGACCACCGTCGCCCAAAAATCCCTCATTGGTAGATGCGAATATAGACGGACTCTTTTTTTTCAAAATATTGTATTCATTGGTAGAAATATATCCTTTTTCAGTGTCACCATTGATGTTTTTTATTAAATTTACCGAAATACAATTATTATCATTCATATTTTTTGTTAGAATATCTGAAGCATTTTTAGAAAGGTCTTTAGCATCTTGTAATGTCTGATATCCTGAGAACATAATACCGTTTTTTGTGGTATCACCGTTCAAGTACGCCATACCATCTACTACAAACCATCTGTCTTGTACTTGTTGTGTATTGTCCATACACTGTATTCCCGTATTTTTCGTAAATTCGCGATTTCCTAAAGGAGCACCGTTATTCGTGATAGTAGTCGCACTAGAATTCCCCGTGAGCAATGCGTCGGCATATTTCTGATATCCATTCATATTTTTTGTCGAGTTTATTGTGTCCACATTGTTCGGTGAGGTAATTCCCATGTCTTGTAAGTTTTTAATGAATCCGACTTTTAAGGAACCATCTAGTACCTTATCTCTATTCTCAGAAAAATTTGTATTTACATCGTTCCAATTAATCTTATTTACATCAGAAATATTCAATGAACTTATTTGATTAATAGATGTCATAATAATAATACTACTTTCACTTATATTATACTTTCATATTTTTACGTTGACTTCGCATTCATCGCCAAATTTCCCCAAGAATTCACAATGTCACCTGACTTTGATTCTTGTATTTTATTGATTGCGATATCTTGAAGCATCACTATTCCCGAAATATGTTTCAATTGGTACCCCATATACATGGAATTCGCATCACTTGTAGATAAAGGTGGCTTACATTTGGTAAAATTGGGGTCCTTAAAATTATTCGTTAAATCAGTGATATCCTGTGTTCTCATGCTTATTTGCGAATTTAACATTTCACGTTTGGTATCGAGAGCTGGTGGTGCAGGAGCTGGTGGTAATAAAGCGAGTTTAGCGTTTAAATCAGCCAAATCAGCATTCATGAGGTCTAACGAGCAGTCGCGTGGTGAAAAAGGGTATGTACTTAAATTATCTAATTTGGTTTTTTTATCGTTCAAAAGAGAACCGTCCGTTAATCCAGCCAAATCGGGACTCGGTACATAAGAAGGATACAATGAAAGTATTTCTGTGTCATGTTTTTTTATAACTCCCAATATTTTTGTGATATTCTCCTGATTCTTTGTCGCGTCGGGGTTCATAGATAAATCGTTGCTTGTGAATTTCGAATCCAATAAATGTAGTTTCATATCGTGACTTGTGACATTGTTGACAATTTCTATCATGATAGCTGATAATTCTGAACCTGATAGTGGTTTGACATCTATGTTATTCGAATTGAACATAGTCATTGATGCCTTATCCGGCATTGTCATTCCTTCAAATATCTTATGAGATCCCAACCTAACTCCAAAGAAGTTGTTTGAACCATACAATGATACACACAAAATAAAGAGGATCAACAATATGACAATATAGAAAAAATATTTCTTAATGAACTTCCGCATATAAATTACTACGAGAAATAATATACACCCTTGAACATTACCGATAAATTATTTATTTTTGATTTCATTAACACCTAGAAAAGAAGTAAATGGAATAACACCCTCAACAGATAAATTATAACTTTCTATATATGGAATATTATTTTTTATTATAAATTTCAAATACAACAGTGAAATGAAAAAAAAACCTATAAATGTGACAGATGATATGAGTAAATCCTCACTATTTGATTGACCTGCACTAAATGCCATTCCGGTAGGAATAAGTAAGATGATTCCTATTAATAAGCATAGAATTAAGAAAATTTGCTGATATAAATTTGTCCCTGAAATAGTGATTGATTTAAAATATAATACGGGAAATCCGAATATAAATATTATTAATGCGATTAATGTCCAAGCCACGCCTAGGGTTATTTTTATTATTGTAGTAGGATCACCCATATTTGAACCAGATGTCACCGAATAAACAGGAATTTCCTGGGAATAATCCAGATCCACATTATCACATTCCATCCACGAAGTAGTTGCGTTTGAATTGGTATCTACTTTGAACCCTTCACGATAATCAGAACCTAATTTACTTACCGATTTATTGAATGTTTTACACTGAGAAACAATGGGGTTTGATACCAACCCAATTTTACTCGCAGGAATAATCTCATACCTGGATGTTTCCAAAAAAGGTTTCTGTATGTCTTTGATGTTTCCTTGAGAAAATCCGGTAAAATGGGATTGAACCGCTATCGCTGTTTTAAAAATCAGTACAATCGCCCCCTTGGTTTCGTAGTAATAACAATCACTATTTGCTGGCAAAATACTGTTAATTTCGATCTCATCCATCGTTTTCGTATCCTGAATAAGTTCGTCAAGTACATTTGGAGAACCATAGGTACCTTCGTAATGGTTGGTTATCAACGGAACACATACATATAATTTTTTACCCCCATTGGTGATAGCATCATGTTCAATGACCAATTCGCCAGTACAAGGATTCGCATCTATAAACTCCTCCTCGCTATTGCGAAGCGAAGCTACCTTTGGAGTTAGGTTGGGACTAGTCACATTATTTATATTGCTAAAAATATATACATTTTTGGAAACAAATCCTCTTTTCTGTGATTTTTTAACGATAAAAATATTAGGCTGGTTTTCTTTTCCTATCACCGAATATTGAACGTTTCCCGAAAAAATACTGTTTATCTTTTGTGAAGGTAATTTGGGGAAATCATACCATATTTCTTTGTTCATCGTATATTTGTAATATACAATGAGCACATATTTTTACTGAATGATGATTGTGGGTCGGAATATTTCTCTGGCAAAACTGTCAGACATATATGACATACAGCTCATTGGATCCGTACACATAATCTGTGGTTTTGCGAGACCAAGTATTTTCTCAAGTGCTTTTTTGGATTCGTCTGTCATTGTCGTATTTACCAACATTTCTTGTAATTTTTCGGGAGACGTGTTTTCCAAAGACAATTCGTATTCTTTTTCGTAATCTTCTTTGTTTTCGGTATCTTCAGTGATATTTATTTTTACTTCACTCAATTCAATCTTACGCTGATTTTCTGGTGTTACTTTTTCGTCAACGATATCGTCATCATATTTTACCGGTGATTCCTTCTTAAAAATTAGTTTTGTATTGGAATCTTTGAATAATTGATTTATATCATTCGACGCATTATAAGCCCTTTTCTTTAGTACGGGTGCATCGTGAAATATAGGTTTATTTGCTCCTCCCCTCTTTTTAGATGTTTCGTCCATGCCGTATTTTGGAGTATTTACCGGAATTTGCTTCATTATTTTTTTTAATATTTTATCTGCCTCAATAACCACTGTCTTCATAGAGGGTTTCTTTTGTGCTAATAATGATAGTTTTCGACCATCTTTGGAACTACATCCTTCTATATTAGAACCGTAAGCCCCACCTTTGGCTACGGTTTTTTGTTTATTTGGACTAAATTCCTTTGAAATTAAGTTGGGGCTGGGATTATCCAAAACTATTTTCGGAATATATGTGTTATCAATCGATTTTTGAATAGAAGCCGAGTATGTTTCTTTGGGTTTTTCTGTTAATTCATAGCCAATATCAGGTGCGGTCTCTAATGGTGATGGTTCCATCGTTTGCGTTCCTTGAAAATGTGTCGAATCGTCCTTGAAGATTAATCGTTCTTCTTCCTCAATATCCTCTTGTGGTGCTGAAATGGTGATGATGTCAGGATAATATTTATTCATAGATAATGACGTATCAGTGATTAATTTTGTAATAAAATTTTGGTATGATTCAGTATTTATAATAGAATTTTTAGAATTATTGATAGGAGAATTTTTAGGATTATTGATAGGAGAATTTTTAGAATTATTGATAGGAGAATTTTTAGGATTATTGATAGGAGAATTTGTATGAATATCAATCTTTTGTATTTTTTCTACAGTGGACAAAATAGTATTTGATAGTTTTATCAAATCATTTACTGAAATAGGGTTGTATCCGGTGATAGGGGTGATAGGGGTGATAGGGGTGAGAATATCAATCTTTTGTATTTTTCCTACAGTGGACAAAATAGTATTTGATAGTTTTATCAAATCATTTACTGAAAGAGGGTTGTATTCTATGGTAGGTGGCGGGGGTATATCAATCTTTTGTATTTTTCCTATAGTGGACAAAATAGTATTTGATAGTTTTATCAAATCACTTACTGAAAGAGGGTTGTATTCTATGGTAGGTGGCGGGAGTATATCAATCTTTTGTATTTTTCCTACAG